ATCGTTGCTACGAGGGGTATTTAACATAGTTCATTATATCCTCACAAACCGCAACATACCTCAATTTTACGATGTTTCACACGAAATCTTAATTTTATATAATTCGTTATATATTCACATAAATAAACAAAAAATGGTACACTATTGGTACATGAATGGTACATGGAAAAACCTTATGCATGACAATAATTAGAGAAGAACATGGAAATGCTCTTCTCTTTTTTTATGCCACAATTTAGGCATAAGGAGATGATGTTATGTTTGACGATGAAGTAAGAGAACAAATATTTGCTAAAAGCGAGTTACAGAAAATCGACCTAATGACATTATCCCTTGTCATTAAAGCGATAGAGGAAGTTTTGGAGGACAAAGAAGATGAACAATCCTTATCAGGCACCTATGATGAATAATCCTTATATGCAATCTCAAAATCCGTATATGGATAGAATAAACTTTTTACAAAATTATCAGCAGAGTTTGCAACAGCCTATGCAGATGAATCAACAGCCTATGCCACAGCAGATAGCAGGCATTAACGGAAGAATAGTACAGGCGGTTGAAAATATTAACGCCAATGAAGTGCCTATGGACGGCTCAATGGCATTTTTCCCTAAACAGGATATGTCGGAAATTTATGTCAAGGGTTGGAACGCTGACGGAACCATTAATACGATTGTGTATAAGCCTTATACAGCCCCTAAAGATAATCAGGCAGTAAATTCTATGGCTAATACAGAAAATGCTAAATTTACCCTATCAGATGAAAGTACACAGCTATTTCTGAATAAGTTTGAGGAATTATCAGAGAAAATAGGACAGCTAGAAGATAGATTTGATAAATCTTTAGGAACACAAAGAAAAACTTCACGAACACAAAAGGAGAGTGAGTCTTAATGAATCCTATGCAGATGTTACAAGGCATGAGAAACCCGCAGCAGTTTTTACAACAAATAGCGGGAAATAACAGTGTAATGAGCAATCCAATGGCTAGAAATGCCATGCAGATGGCTCAAAAGGGGGATTCCAAAGGCATCGAACAGATGGCTAGGAATTTGTGCAAAGAAAAGGGAATTGACGCAGATAAGGCTTTTGAGTCGTTCAAGAGTCAATTAGGAATGTGATACTAATTCTTGCAAGATTATGTATATAAAAATGAATTATGGAGGTAAATTCTATGTTTAACACAGGTAATTGTGCATCCGTTCCGCTTGTTGCGAACATTGACGGAAACGGAAATAACAACGGATGGGGCGCGGAAGGCTCATGGTTATGGTTCATTATCGTTATCTTCGCTATCTTTGGATGGGGCGGATTCGGCAACGGATTCGGAGGAAACGGAATGAATGGTGGTGTCGGCAGCGAAATTCAGAGAGGATTTGACAATCAGGCAGTTGTCAGCAAGTTAGATGGCATTTCTAACGGCTTATGTGACGGCTTTTATGCCATGAACAACAGTATGCTCACAGGCTTTAATGGTATTAACACAAATATCATGCAGACCGGATATGGCATACAACAGGCGGTAAACGCTGACACAGTTGCTAATATGCAGAATACTAACGCTTTACAGTCACAGCTTGCTAACTGTTGCTGTGAGACGAGAGAAGCCATCCAGGGTGTAAACTACAACATGGCAACTAACACTTGTGCTTTGCAAAACACCATGAACAATAATACAAGAGATATTATTGACAGCCAGCAGGCAGGAACAAGAGCAATCCTTGACTTCCTGACAAACGACAAGATTGCAACCTTACAGGCAGAGAATAACGATTTGAGAAGAGCAGCTTCACAGGATAGACAGAACGCGCTTCTGACTACTACAATGGCAGCGCAGACAAATCAGATTATTGACGCAGTAAGACCTACACCGGTCCCTTCGTTCCCAGCTTCTAACCTTTATGGTTATGCATATGGCTGCGGTTGCAATACCGGCTGTAATTGCTAAAACTGAATAATTGAGTATCTTAATTGAGTTTAACTCAATCTAAACCGATTAAAAACCATTTTTAGTCGAGGCTTAGTCCAAGTTTAGCCGAGAGTTAGTCGAGATTATGTCTGCTAAGCAGTATTACTTGATGTTACCGACACAAATGTCGGAAAGATAAAGGGCAGACTATAATGTTTGCCCTTGTTTTTATGAAAGAGAGGTAAAAATGATGGAAATAACAGGAATTGCATTACAAACAGTTGCCGCCGGAGAAGATGTGGCATTTACAGAAACACCGGTATGTGGAACTAAATGTATAGTTCACAGACAGGGTAGCGGAATTATCAAGTTAAGAGGTATTACAAATCAGTGCAAGGCTAGATTTTTAGTATCTTATAGTGGCAACATTCAGATACCTACAGGCGGTACAGTTGGAGCTATATCACTTGCCATTGCAGTAGACGGAGAGCCTTTACAGTCAACACGAATGATTGTAACACCGGCAGCAGTACAAAATTTATTTAACGTTTCAGCTCAGGCATACGTTGATGTACCTTGTGGCTGTTGCAGTACTGTAGCGGTGCAGAATACATCGACACAGGCTATTGAAGTACAGAATAGTAACTTAATTGCTGTTCGTGAAGCGTAGGGGGGTGAGAGTATGCACATTGAAAGAATGCACAAAATGCAAGAGTGCCTTACAGAGAAAGCTGTCAATGAGTTTGACAAGGGTATTGAGAATGTTGACACTTCCGAGATGGGACAGGTCGTAGATATGATAAAAGACCTTGCAGAAGCTGAGTATCATTCAATAATTTCCAAGGCTATGAAAAAGGCTGATGAAGAGGAAGAAGAGTACGACAAAGAACTCCTAAGAAGTCTTAAGGCAGAATATGGCGAAGAAAGTGGTAGAAGATATTACGACCAATATCGCTATGCAAATGGCAGATTTGCCCCTAAAGGTCGTGGAACACGTAGGGGATATGAAGAACCGCCATATTATCACATGCCGGTAAACTACAACGACATGGAGTATATGCGTGACATGGATAAGAGCCAAGGTAAGATGTACTACTCTGAACCGATTGCACCACATGTGAGTGAAAGCAATTATGACAGAGCAAAGAGACATTATACCGAGACAAAGGGAATGCACAAAGGAGCTTCAACAGAGGACAAAGAGCATAAAATGAAAGCCCTTGACATGTATATCCGTGAATTAAGCGGAGATATATCAGAGCTTCTGAATGACATGACACCCGATGAACGCAACCTTTTACGCACCAAAATGAGCAATCTTGCATCAAAACTGTAATTATTAAGGCTATGGGTAGTAATGCTCATAGCCATTTTTAGAGGGCATAAGCATGGATATAAGAGTTAATGATATATTGTGGCACATACAATTCAAAAAGCCCACATCAAGCGAATTAAAGCGGTCTGACGGCACAATAAGTTTAGGAGTGACTGATAATACAACCAAGACAGTAACGATAGCTGATAATGTGTCTGATTACATGGCTGACAAAATACTATGCCATGAGCTAGTGCATGTGTACTCATTTTCATACGGCTGTGACATCGACATAGAGACAGAAGAAATAATCGCAGACTTTATGAGCCTGTATGGGCGAAATATTGTATACACGGCTGACAAAATATTTAATTTATTGGAGCAAAAATATGGATAAAATAGACAAACTATTAGAATACATACACCGGACTAATCCGGAAATGACACGGCAGAAATTGATTGAAAAGCTAGGAGAGAGTGACTACAGTGCTAAGAGTATTTATTTTTTGGCGATTCAAAATTCCTAAAAATTTTGTCAAGAATTTTTGATACCCCCCGTACCTTTGGATTTTTCAATTTCAAAAATTCGTTCGCAAAATTTTACAAAAACTTGCCGAGAACTTGCAAAGAACTCGCACCACACTTTAATTGAGTGAAGTTTTCTGAAAATTCAAACATTTTCTATGGATTGGTGCGCCCGGCTCGTAACATGTCACACCCAACACGGCTTGACGGCTTGCAATGCTATAATTATATTTTTAGGCATTGTAAACGGCTTGTTTTGTGGCTTATTATAGCGCACTCGATAAAATCCACGCTAACACGTTTTAAAGCCCTTAAAACGTCAAATACACGGCTTAAATGTATATATCATAAAATCATAGAATATTTTTATTAATTTGTCAATGTTCTACACCCGGACTTATAGCCGGATAACTTGTGACAGCTCGACAGCCTGAACGACTTTTTGCGTATCACAATTAAAGCGTTTACGCGCTCGGTTTTTGGCGCAACAAAAAGGGATATAAATATCCCTAGTGGTAACGCGTGATATATTTCCCGGCTTGATAGTCACAAAATAATGTGACCGGGTGAACGTGCGCGCGTTTTTCTACAACTTGCAACCATTCACCGGACCGCTGAACTGTTATTTTTAGTTCGTGTGACTCCATCCATTCTATGCAATCATACTTGATATAACTAAAGTCGCTTATTTTTGGCATTTCATAGCCTAGCGCCTTGACGCGCCTATATATTTCCTTTTTCCCCAGGTATTCATATTTTGACATAATACGCCCCCCTATCTATAACAAGCCTTAATTATTGGGCTTATATAGTTTTTATGCTGTAGATAATTGGAGAAAGCCGTCCGGCGGTATTCCTTGCCACTAATAAGTGCAGTAACATCGTCACACGCGCCCGACTCTACGACAGCTCTAAAAATATTTGTTATCGCTTTGCGTGTGGCGCGCTCGCTTGCTTGATATTCCGGCGTGCTTTGATATTTGCCGTTGTAGCGTGCTCTTATTTCACGTTCTACAGCGTCAAGCGTGGTTAGTTCGTTATCGTTCATCCGTCAACCCTCTTTTCTATTCGTGCATGGTTTATAGTTACTTTTTGACCTTTTCGCGGTCATGTGTGCGTTAATCTGTTTTTATTAGGTGGTAACGCAAATCACCTATAAGGGCGCACAATTATTTGTTCAGGCGTTGCACCTCTTGAGCCTGATATAAATATAAAGGCATTTATAAGACCTCTTGACGCGATTATTTACCGGACGCGCGGACGGAGTGCAATATATACAGCCGTAAAGCCGTATAAAAGCACCAATGAATAAAATAATTAAATTGATAATATAAGACCCGAAAAGCCTTATATATAAAGCTAATAGCCGGAATCGAACCGGCTTAAAAATCCCTTGATATTAGCTATTTAATAAAAAAATAAAAATAAACCGCCATACCCAATAAAAAGGCATGATATAAAAAGGCTTAAAGCCTTTAAAAGCTCGATTAAATCTCTCATGGTTGCGCCCCCCTAACAATAACAAAAATCACCTTGTAGCCCGGTTGTAATAATCATTTTCCCATCTTTACGGCGGTAAACTACACCGCAACCGCCATCACGCAAAGACCATACAAGCCAGCCAGCCGGAGTTATTTTTTCATGCTTCTTATAATCATAAAAAGCATAATGCGGTTTTATTCCGCTTTTTTCCTGTTCAAGCGCATTGTTTATAATTTCATCGTCCGTTAATAACAATGCTTTTCCGTTTTTCTGTCGTCCGCAATATCTCATTTTTACGCCCTTTCTGGTCTGCCATCATCAGCACCGGGAGACCGTCCCGCGGTGGACGCTCCAACGTGGAGCGTTTCGGCTTAAAAATAAATATAAAAGCTTTTCCCACTGTTATTCCATTCACTATCTAATACGGTAACTTTTGAAAGTCTACCAATGCATCCGTAAACTCCGGCGGCATAGTATTTAGAGTCGACTTGGCAACCTTTAGCATCGGGAAACTCTTTTTTAATTTCCTGTATAATCTCATTGACTTTGTGACAGCAAACGCCACTTTTTTCGTCGAACGGCTCCAGCCGTGAGATATAGTTCTCTGCGTTTTCAAAAGTATAGATGTTACAATTTAACTTGATGCCGTTAACCATTTCGCCCATTCTGCAAATTTCCTTGTGTGATAATTTTTTCATTTTCTTTCCCCTTTTGACTGTGATATAATACAGTCACCTTTCAATTATTTTTTGTTTGGTGCTCATCGTGTAACTTTGACCTGCTGCGCGATGAGCTTTTTTATTTTGTTCCTTGCCTTTCGGCTTGACTAAAGTATATCAAAATGTAAGGCACAAAACAATAGACAAAATACACAAAATGTAAGGCACAAAAAAGTAAAACTATTATACAATATATACAAGGCACAAAATTATTTAAAACGCTATTATATAGAAGCAATTATTATTACTTGACTTACAAGGCACAAAAATATATAATGAATGTAACTATATAAACGAAAGAGGTGTAAAAAATATGGAATATAAGACCACAGAAGCGCGCAGAAAAGCCAATTATAAATATGACGATAAGTTTGAGCGTATAAACTGTCGCTTTGCAAAAGGCACAAAAGACAGAATTAAAGCCCTTAAATACAGCGCTAACGATTTTATCAAATTAGCTGTAGCCGAAAAATTAGAGCGTGAAGAAAAAATATTAAAATAAGGCACAAAAAAGTAATTGACATACAAGGCACAAAATGTTATAGTTATGTCGTAGCAAATAAATAGTTTAACTAATGAGGTGGGGAAAAGTGAAAAGCTATGATTATATTGTTGTCTCCGGTAACAATGAAGAAATTTACAGCACCAAAAAAGAAGTAAACAAAAGAGTTAAGGAGCTAACAAGCCAAGGAAAAACCGGCTACTTTGCAAAGTGGGACTTAATCAACGATGAAATTCTGGAAGGTAGTCAAGTAGATTTTTAAAATTGGAGGTATAAAGAGTATGAAATACAGAATAGTTGACGCAGACAACAGAGCTGAATACAGTAAGCCAAAGACTTTTGAAGAGGTCAAAGCGTGGTTTGAGCCAAACGCAGAGCTTGAAGAGGAGCATAACAAGTGGGCGAAAATCGAAGATATTGACGACATGAGAGATTATCTCATATGGGAAGCCCAGGGAATGAGACCTAATTGGAAAATTGAGGATTGCGAAGAGGATTAAGGGGGCGCAGAACATGAGAGAATTTAAAATATATGGAGAAATTGGAAGCAATCCCGATACTCCAAAATTTAGGGCTTTTGTGAAAAATATTGAAACAGAAATAAACGAGAATGAAGAAATAGTTAACCGCTCGAAAAAATGTAATATTGAGTTTTCGGATAAGCTCAAAGAGATTTTGAATAATCCGGAAAATTTGTTATATACCGGTAGCATGGTCTCAGGCTTGCAATTCACAACCCCACGCTATAGCTATATCAAGCATTTAGAGTTTGACGGCAAGGAATACGAAGCAGAAATTGACGAGCTAGAACGCAAGTTCTGTTTGTTCAAGATTGAGGATTAAAAAGGGGGGTGGAAAAATGAGAATAACACAAGAAAAAATGGACGCTATAGCCGTTCTAATGGATGATGAGACACGAGAAAAGGTTCACTACGAATTGGCGCCATGCGAGCCAATAGAGTTTTTAAAACGCTATTGCGAATTAGAGCCAAGCTTTGAAGCAGTGCTAAAAGACGAATTTAGCATTGAAATTTAAAAATTAAATATTGTTTTTCAAAAAGTCGGTTTTTGTGACCGGCTTTTTTATTTTTTATATAAATTAATATATATGTGATGTGGTATATATTAATTAATACAGTTATTGTTATATGTCTAATAGCTCTATGTATTGACAAAATAAGCAGAATTATATATTATTATCTTAAATTTAATTAATAAGCAGATGCCGGTTAGCCTGTGCCACTTGGAATTGTTCCAGGTGGTGCGGGCTTTTTTATTTTGGCTTTTGGGGGATGTGCTGCAATGTCAAATCAGATTGAGATTTATGAAAACGATTTATTATTTTATCTAAATGAATTTTGCGAAGTTAATAAGATTGAGGATATAAAAAAAGAGTCACAAAGCGTATGGAACAGTGCTTTATATTACATCCAAAAGAAGTTATTTGATATTAATTACTTTAAGTCTAAAGAGAATTATAAATTAGATAATGGTATGTATAAAGAGAGTAACTTTAACAGTTATAATTTTGAATTGGTAATGTATGTATTAGATATATATATATATGATATGTGCATGAAATACGATAAAGAGGTTAGTATATTGGGCTTTAGTTCATTAACTGGTATTCCTGATAGTACTATATATGACTGGGGTAAGAATACACTAAGCCCGATAGCATCGGAGATTTTGGAAAAACTGAGAAAATATCAGGAAGAAAGTCTATCGAATAAGCTCGTGACCGGAGCAAAGAATCCAGTTGGAGTTATTGCAATACTCAACAGGCGATATGGTTGGGCCTCACCATATACAAGCGATAGCAGACAGCAAGCGAGAGCATTAAGTGCTAATGAATTGCCACAGTTGGGCGGTGCAAATAGTCAGAATATTAAAGCATTATCGGATAATAACATGGTTGATAATGCCAAGTAATTGTATATACAATACGCACAATTCTAATCCCTTGATTTATAAGGCTTTGAGGGCTATCGAATTATTACAACTATTCATAAAACAGTTGTTTAGCGAAGAGTTGAAAGGGTATAGATGAATTGTATATGCAATAGATACAATTTAAAATGCTTGATGTTTGAGAGTTGAACGGCGTGCGTATTGGGTGCCCTGGGGGTGTATATGAAAAGCGACAAACCGCCCCACTTAGCCCCCAAAATATCCGCCAAAACAAAAAGACCTTTACCCATACCTTAATCGTACCAAGCAGTATTTATTATTATAACATAAGTTATATATTAATTAAACAACATACACAATAATATATATATACATACAACTATGATTAAATAATAGCTATATATAATATATAACAGTAAAGGAGCTAACAGTGATGAAATTAACAGGATTTGAGTCTAACAAAATTGATTCCGAAATGGTAAATCATCCTAGCCACTACAATTTGCCTAATCGTAAAAAGTGCATTGATGAAATGATTGACATTTACGGACTTAAGGATGTGGCTAAATGGTGTGAGATTACTGCATACAAGTATAAATATCGAGCTGGGCATAAAGGCTCTGTAGTTGGGGATATGAGCAAAGCTGCATGGTACGCAGCTAAAGCTTGTGAGCTTAAATCTAGGCGAAGATGGGAGATTTTCAGCAAGATTGCTGATAGATACTTGCCAATATTCATTAAAGACATTTTTACATGGATTATGTTATTCTGTATGCTTCATGCGATACTCTTTTCCGACCCATGCTCAATGGTTGTTTCAATAGTGTTTTTGGCTCTTGCGTGCATAACCGAGTCAATATTGAAAGAAAATGAAGATAATTAGATTTTGAGGTGTAAATCATGTTTGTACTAAAAATTACAACAACAGTATGGCTGGCATTAATTGCGCTTGGAATGGCAAGTGCCACATTAAACGAAAAAGCGACAGTTAGTCAGAGACATCTTAGTATGGCAGTAATGTTCGGTCAGATACTTGCCATAGCATTCATGTGGCAGTAGATATAGGGCATTCGCCAAGCGGTAAGGCACGGGATTTTGATTCCCGCATTTCGTTGGTTCAAATCCAACATGCCCTGTTCGGGGTTTACTGGGTTCCCCGACATTGGACTTAGTAGTTCCTTTCACCCTCATAGTGGAAAGCTGTTAAGAGCCGTCACAAGGCTCGTGAGGGTTTAATCGTGTATAATCCCACAATGCACGAGCGTGGAAACCAACCTGTCGTAAAGACATCTGTAATAGGCGGAGCAGACATATATACCCCCTTTAATTAATTGTTAAACTAGGGCAACTCAAATTAGTGAGTCTTAGGTGAGGTGCAATTCCTCACATGTCCTTTGCTGTAGGTTTCGTTAGTTCTTTTCCTACAGCACATACAAATTTATATCTCCGGAGGGTGTTGCCACTCCTTAGGCTTCACCCTCATTAACGGCATGTAGCTCAGTGGTAGAGCAGTCAGCTAATAGCTGATTTGTCGTGGGTTCGATTCCCAACCTTGCCGATTTAGTAGTGTTAGTAGCACTACGTAGCCTTGAAGTACAAAAGGCTATTCGTGGTGACAATCAGTGTTGCCACGGCGCTTGCAGATATGGTGTAAGGGTATCACAGGAGATTGCTAATCTCTCTAACGAGTAAAATCGTTATCAAGGTTCGAGTCCTTGTATCTGCGTTGGTCGGTGTGTGCTGACTGTTGATGTGTGGCGGAATGGGTAAACGCTATTGCCGTAAGATAATTCGTTGAAACCGGCAACTTAGATGACGAGAGTCGCGACAATCATGTGTGGTTCAAATCCACACCACATCAATCATATGTCGGTTTAGTGCGAGCTGTTATATCTTGAATAGCGGTTGCGTAACGCTGACATGTTTTTAAATTAAAGCAGTGGAGCAAGACGGGCCTGTACGTGTTAGCACGGTACAGTAAGACGAAGTAAAAATAAAACACACAAAAACAAGTTGCTAGTAGGTACGCGCGACTGAAAGCAATGGGGTGAGACACTTCAAAATTCTGTAATGTGTTTTGATGAGCCTTTTGATGGAGTGTATCTTGCCTTTTCGGATAGTAGTTCAGTTGGAAGAACAACCACTGCAATAGCAGTAATTGAGGGAGTCACAGGTTCGAGTCCTGTCTATCCGATTACAACAAACTAGGTTAGCTACCGAAAAGCACAAGCCTTAGTGCCTGTTTGTTGTTTTGTTAATAAGGCTATTATCAGAAAGGCAGGTAATAAACATGCTATCAGAAAATGAAATCCAAACAAAAGTTAATTTCTTATCATCAGCAAGGTGCAATCACACGTTCCATAAATACATTGACATAACAGGTGACTTGATAGAGGGAACACTTTTATCAAGGATTTTATATTGGTTTGCGCCAAGCAAAGACAATAAGAGCAAAGTTAAGATATACAAGGACGGCGAATATTGGATTGCAAAGCAAAGAAAAGATTGGTGGGAAGAAATACGGATTACTGAAAGACAGTATGATAAAGCGATTAAATCGTTGGTGAAAAAGAAATTTGTAATTACAGCAAAATACAAATTCAACTCAATGCCGACTATACATATAAGACCTAATTATGATGTTATCAACGCAGAAGTTAAAAAATGGGAAGAAAATATCAGACAAGAGGTTATAGCAGAAGATAGAGGACAGGAATTACATAAACAGGCAGACGGGAATGACACAAAATGTAATTCCCAAGGGAATAACACAAAGTGTAATTCGGGAATGCCACAAGGTGTAACTCTTTTAACAGGGATTACTAATAATGATTACCTTAACACTAATTACGAAACATTAAATACTAAAAGTAATTCTCTTAACAGAGAACAGTGTAATTCTTTTTCACCTAAAGATAAAAAAGTGAAAGAGTTTAAGCCGATAAGCGAATACTCTCAAAAAGATTGGGAAGTTGCCGAAGAAAGAATGGTAAACAGAGCTGGTAAGATAGCCTATGATTGGACTAACGATGAAACACTTAAAGAAAATGTAAAGTTATTCTTTGAATACTTCCTAGGCAAGCATAGAGAATACACCGGAGAATATCACTATCCATTAACAGACAAGGTTTTATCAAGAGTGGTAGACAGTTTAACAAAAGAAACTGAAATAGAGCGTGACGGATATACGGACAATTATTACTCAACGATAAGCAACATGAAAGATAATACAGACTACAAGATGTTAGTTGATGAATATTTCAATACAAAGTTTTCAACACAATGCGATTACAGCTTGGCACATTTTTCTTCTGAAAAAGTTTTGACCAACATTATGAACCATGTTTGTAAGAGCAGTTGGTGTGAAAGCAAAGAGTGGTAGGAGGTATTCACTATGAGTTCATATAAAGATTTACAGACTAAAATTTTTGAGAGAGATAATTACACTTGCCAATATTGTGGAAAAAGCAGTAGAGAATACAGGGCATTGGTGATGGCACACATAAGAACGGCTTCATTGTGTGGAGATGATAGAGAAAGCAATTTAATTACATTATGCAGACATTGCTACAGCCATATTTCAAACAATGAGATTAGAGCAAAGTTTGAAACAAAGGAAAATGCGGATTATTTTTGGGGGTTATATCACGAAAAAGTCAAAGGCTATTGCTATTACACCAACTATATCAGAAAAGTATTTACTGAAAATGGTGTAATTATGACAAGACCGCAAATAGATAGATATGTCAATGTATACATCAAAAATGACAGCGACTTTGATAATTTTAAAACAGAGCTAAAAGAAATCGGCTGTGAAAATATGAAGTATAAAATGCACAGAGAGATGGCAAAACACAAACATCAAATTGAAAAGCAAAAAATGGAGGTATAAACATGGCAAAAGGAGTTAAGACACGAAATATTGAATCATTCCGAGAGGGATTGATGGAATACGCATATGGCAGATGCTCACAGGCAGAAGCAGCAAAGAAAGCCGGCATGAGTGTGCCGACATTTAGGAAGTACGCAAATATGCACTTTTTAGGCATTCCATTTCCTGACACACTGTTTAAGGCAAAGGAGAAATAAGAGGCATGTGCGAGTTTTGCGATAATCCTACAAAATGGAATGCTGATGATTATAGTTTAGTTCCAAACAGAAACTTATCAGATGGGATTATGCAAGCGGAAGATAACACGTATCAGATTGGTGTGTTTAACAGTTATTTTGATTTTTGGGAAGTTATGGATATCGACCATTGCCCTATCTGCGGTAGAAAGTTGGTGGAAGAATGATATCGTACAAAATAGCATTGTTTATTTACTATCTCTTATCGTTATGGCTCATAAAGAAATCCAAAAATATTAGAGAAGTCGCAGAAACGGGGTTTTTAAGTATTATATTTCTTTTGACAATGATTGTAGCGAACATTTAAGCATATAGAATAGGCGGTGAAAGAATGAAACATCAAAAAGAATGGCGCACTTGTGACAGGTGCGGAAAAGAGATAAAAGTAGGGCTATTGGGTACAAACTCAATCACGAGAAATGGCGTATTGAATACAACCTACGATTTATGTAATGAGTGCATGGAAGATTTTTGGGGGTTTATGAGAAATGAAACTGACAGTCGGAAATAGCGTATATGAAATGACGGCAGAACAATTAAAAGCAGTTTTACATGTTGCAAGTAAACAGGTTCCATTTGGAATTTATGCAGTCAGCAAAAAAGGCATGGCTATTCTTTTGAAGGAAACCTATTCCACCCATGAGGAGCTGAAAAAGGCTGTTTCTGATTATGCGATGAAAGGATTTAAGGTTTATTACAATGAGTATGGCAGAAGTAATTAAATCAATAGAGCGTGAAGCACTTAGAGAAGCACAATCGCACGAAATAGGCGGTAGGAATGACAAACCGATAGAAACATCTGAACTTCACGATATGACTATTGGCATTGATATTTCAGTTGATGCAGTCAATGAGTATGCAAAATCAATTCTAGGCAGATACCCGGAAAATAATTATGAATTTTCAAGAGCATTAGCAATGAAAATCCTAGAGGAAACAAAATCATTAGCGAATAGTGAGGGGAAGAAGCGAGATTATGAAAATAATTAAAAAGGGCGATTTGAACATAGCCAAAAAACCACTAAGATTTAAATGCAAGAATTGTTGGACGATTTTTGAAGCGATTGAAGAAGAATATATATACTGTGGCGACCAACGAGAGGGCGATAACTGGAAGTGTGAATGTCCTTTGTGCCACAAAATGGTTTATTACAGCTAAAATAATGATTGCTGATTATCAACAGAAAGGGGAACATATTATGGCTGATTTGAAAATATTTACAGAAAATATAGAACATGAAGCATTAAATCAGATATATACGCTTGTAAAACAGCCAGCATTTTCAGATTGCAAGATAAGAATTATGCCAGATGTTCATGCGGGAGCAGGGTGTGTTATAGGATTTACTGCTGATTTAGGAGAAAAAGTAATACCGAACATTGTTGGAGTTGACATAGGCTGTGGGATGCTTACTACAAACTTGGGGAATATTGATATTGATTTTGAGAGATTAGATAACATCATTAGAGAATATGTTCCAAGTGGTAGAAAAGTTCATGGAGAAGAAAACTCATCTGTCGCAAGCGATATTATTGAAAAATTGTATTGCAAGGAACAGTTGAAAAATATAAATTGGTTGAAAAGAAGTTGTGGCACGCTGGGAGGCGGCAATCATTTTATCGAAGTTGATAACGATAGCAATAATAATAAATATCTTATTATTCATTCGGGAAGCAGGAATGTCGGAAAGCAAGTCGCAGAAATATATCAGCAAATGGCGATTAACGATATTTCGGGAAAATCAAACTTTAAACAAGATAGCAAGAAATTGATTGCTGAATACAAAAAATGTAAAAGAGAAAGAGAAATCAGCAAGGCTATCAAAGAATTAAAGCAGTCATACGAAGCAAATACAACTAAAATCCCTAGAGAGTTATCATATCTTGTTGGAAAACATAGAGAAATGTATTTGCACGATATGAAATTATGTCAAGAGTTTGCGGAAATTAACAGAAGAACCATTCAGAGTATTATTTGTTACTATATGGGTTGGGAAGTTACAAAAGAAACGGAACGATTTCAAACAATTCACAACTACATTGAACACGATACAAATATTGTTCGTAAAGGCGCTATTTCTGCAAAAGCGGGTGAAAAAGTACTAATACCAATAAACATGCGTGACGGTTGCATTTTGGGAATTGGCAAGGGAAATGAAGATTGGAATTATTCAGCACCGCATGGAGCGGGGCGAACTATGAGTAGGTCAAAGGCAAAAGAAAGCATTTTGCTAGAAGAGTATCAAAAAGCAATGGACGGAATATTTACAACATCTGTAAATACATCCACGATTGATGAAAGCCCTATGGCATATAAAACAATGGATGAAATAATTGGACATATAAAAGATACCGTTGAAATAGTTGACATTATAAAACCGATTTACAATTTCAAAGCAAACGAATAAAAAAAATTACCGGCTACAGATTGATTGTAGTCGCTACCCTAGAAAAATTATAGGCAGAGGTCTTACAAGCACCTTTGCTTTTTGAAAGTGGAGGTGCTTTTCTATTGGCAAGTTCAAGCCTGATTTCCACGATAAACGGATATGAAAATTACATAGAGAGAAAAGGAATAGACGAGCAAGTAACTAATGCCTATGTAGACGCTTGCAGTGTAGCCATAAATGGCGAGAAAGATATTGAGTATGGACTACAACTCACTAAGAGGGCAAAAGAGCTTATAGAGGATTTCTGCACGGCTAAAACAGGCGGTACTATTTGGGATTTGGAAAAATACGCATTCGACCACAAAACCACTTATGAGCTGATAAACAAAAAATATGAGGTTTTGTTACTCGAAGCCCAAAACAAAATAGTTGACAGCTATTTTCAGTACATAGAGAAAAAGCGTGAGCCTAAAGACCGGTTTTATATGCCACGCAGGAAACAACTAATCAAAATCGGACTTGTGGACGCATTACAAGGCATGATTGATGATAAATACGACATATTGTGCGTGAGTCTAGTGCCCGGAGCTGGAAAGAGTACGATTGAGAAATTTTTTCATTCGGCAGTTGCCGGTTGGTTTCCAAAAGACTACAGCCTATTTTATTCGCACAGTGGCGATATTACACGAATGTACTACGATGGAGTATACGACATTGTTACCAATGATGATGATTATGCATGGCATGACATTTTCCCTAATCTATCAGTTACAAGCACGAATGCCAAAATGGAGCAATTCAATATTGGAAAATACAAGCCGTTTCCGTCAGTACAATGTACTTCTGTTGGAAGTAAGAATGCCGGAAAAGTCCGTGCGAGTAAATTTTTGCTAGTTGATGATATGATAGGCGGAATTGAGGAAGCCTTAAATCCTACAATACTTGATAAGTTGTGGGATAAATACGCAGTAGACGCAAGACAGCGTAAGACGCAAGATACGGACGGAAAGCCGTGTAAAGAGATACATATTGCCACTCGTTGGAGCGTACATGATGTTATCGGACGCATTCAAAATATGTATGTCGGAAATCCAAGAGTCAAAACAATATCGGTTCCTGATGTAGACCCGGTGACAGGGGAAAGTAATTTTGATTATGAGTATGGCGGTTTTACAAAAGAGTTTTTTGCCGACCAACAATTACTCATGGACGAAATCTCTTACCGATGTTTGTATAAACAGGAACCTATTGAGCGTGAGGGTCTATTGTTTCCCGATGATAAAATCCGCAGATACTTCAATCTACCACATGGTGAGCCAGAAATTATCACAGCTCAATGCGATACAAAAGGAAAAGGCACAGACTATTTTGTTATGCCAATACTACAAAAATATGGCGAGGACTATTACTGCGTTGATTGCGTGTGCGATAATACGGCAGACTATGAAATGCAGTATGAAAATGCGTCAAACACATTAGTCAATAATCAGGTACAAGAGTGTGAGTTTGAACGTAATGCCGGCGGTGACAGAGTGGCTATGGAAGTTAATAAGAGAGTTGAAAATAAAGGGTGGATATGCAACATCACTGATGTACCGACAGAAACTAACAAAGAAGCACGTATCTTTCAGTGTTCTAACTGGATTTTACAACATATTATTTTTAAAGACCAATCACTTTATAAGCCTAATGAGCCTTATGGAGTAATGGTATCACTGCTGAAACGATATTCAGTAACAGGCAAAAAACAGCTTGATGATGTTCCTGATGTTTTTTCAAACTTTGCCTTAAGAATGACACAAGGCAGTAGGATAGCAAAGGTTGAAGCAGTACACAATCCGTTCAGAGGAGGGCTTTATTAATGACAAAGGAAGTTTTATCACAGTATTCAGATTTGCAAGAGGAAATCAAAGAGGTCAGAAAGAAAATTGCTAAATTGCAAGATGACCTTGAAAAGATAGAAAACGGAGAAAGCGTGATTGATACTGTGTCGGGCGGTATGGGCGGCACACAGCACTTCAAAATCGAGGGTGTACCATACCCTGAATATGGACGCAAACGCACATTATTGTACTCAAGAATGACTACATTACAGCTTTTACAAGATGATTTGCTTGAAAAGACAAACGATGTAGAAGAATTTATAGCAAGCCTTGATGATAGCAGAATGAGAAGAATAATTAATTTTAGATTTTTGGAAAATAAATCATGGCTACAGACAGCATATGCGCTTGGTGGTAAAGCCACGGCAGATAGCGTAAGAATGGAGTTTGAAAGATTTTTTAAGAAAATGTAAGTTTGTTCGTTCGGTTCGCTTAGAATGTGATAATGTGTAAGATGAAAAAAATGTAATTCGTTCATTGCAAAAATCTCTTTAAGAAATAGCACTCACAGATTGTGGGTGCTATTTTTAGTGAAACGAGGGTGACATGAATAATCAGAATATTGTACCAACAGGAAAACGAAGTGTAATGTGCCCTCGTTGCGGAAAGCTATTAACGTGGGTAAATAAAAACGATAAGAAGCACCACAAAGTAATGTGTACGCACTGCCGTAAATGGATATGGTTTTGGGCTGGCACACAAGAATTTCAGATAAAAGAGGTTCCACAGAGAACTTCTGCAAGTGGCATGAGGTTTTATTGATGTATAGATATGCTCATAAAAATGTAAGACCTTTTTCAGCCGTCTGCCAAAATAATTACGGCAGACAAGTTATTTTCACGCGTAAAAGGCAAATCACAAAAAACAACATAATCGAAGAACTGAATAAAGCACTTGTGATTCACGAACAAAACGCTATTGAGATTGAGTATCTTGACAGATACTATCGTGGTGACCAACCGATTTTGTATCGGCAAAAGGTGAATCGTCCGGAAATCAATAACAAGATTGCTGTAAACCTTGCATATGAGCTTGTCGAGCGCAAAACCGCAGAGATGTGTGCCGAGCCAATTCAATATGTGCTACGTGGCACTGATAACCATAAGTCGGAAGAAATCACACAGCTTAACATTACAATGGACTCGGAAAGCAAACAGGAGTGCGATATAGACATACATCGTTGGAGAAGTATATGCGGTACCGGCTACAGATTCATCGGTAATGATGACGGACAAGGGCAGTTGCTTGATGAAAGCGATTTTTACTTATCGTCTGAAAATCCAATGTATACGTTTGTAGCATACTACTCAAACGGACGTCCGGCATTCTCTTGTCAAATCGGAGAGGACGAAAACGGAGCAGATATTTATTATGTGTTCACTGACAATGAGTGGTTTGATATTCGCAACGACAAGATTTATGCAAGCGGAATAAACGGCAACAGAGCAATTCCGGTGATTGAATATCCAAACAATGCAAGGCGATTATCTGACATTGAAATGACTATTGCAATCACAGACGCTATTAACGTGCTTACATCGGACAGAATTAATGGAGTTGAGCAGTTTGTGTCTGCATGGGTGAAATTTGTTAATTGCGAGATTGATATAGATACATTCAGGAAAATGCGACAAGAGGGAGCATTGGTAGTCAAATCTAACAATGGTTCGGATAACAAGGCTGATGTTGATGTAATGACGAGCGAGCTTAATCAGACAGAGGGACAAGTGGTTTTCACTGACCTTTTTGAAAGATTTTTAAGTATTCAAGGCCTTGCAAATCGTCAGGGTAACACAGGCGGTGATACCGGCTCAGCCGTAGAACTACGAAACGGACATTACGATGCCGGACTTAGGACGGCTATTAATGAGCCTATCCTTAAGAAATCGGAGAGAATGGCACTTAGGCTTATTCTTAACAGGCTGAGAATTAATAAGGGCTTTACGCTTATGCCTAGCGATGTTGAGATACACATTAATCATAATAAGCTAGATAACATGCTTGTTAAGGCAGAGGTACTTCAAATACTGCTTAACTGCGGTATCAATTACAAGAGAGCTGTTAAGACGATTGACATGTTTAGCGACCCTGAACAAGTTACTCTTGAAAGTGCTAAGCGCATGGAAATGCTATTCCCGGAAGAACAGCCGACAACAGCTACACCTAACAATAATAACAATGATAAGAACAATGGAAAGACAGCCGATGAATAATTGGCTGTCAATTTATTTTGGAGCTTGATATGGCAGACGAAATCCACGCACTTAACAAAAATGAAATACAAGACATAGATTATGATACATATTTTGGTGAGATGGATTTATCTGACGAGGAAAAGGAAGATAGAAAAAAACTTGCTGAAAAGTTTGAAAAAATCTTTGCTATGTTATTTGCCTTGTTATCCGGCAAGGAAGAAACAGAGATAACAACTATCACCAAAGAATTTATCATCAGATATGAGAGCATTGCCACGCAGTATTGTAAGACAAAGAAAACACCCTCATATATTACAGACTATGCTCGGTACATTGTGAATGAGGTAGTTGACGCTACCACACAAAATACTGAAGTAGAGTATTTTACTTCACAGAAGCGAGCAAAAAATGTAGCTGCGAATGAAGCTAATACAGTTGGCAATTACAGACTACAAACTGAAATGGTAAAACAGGGCTACAAAACAAAAGAGTGGCGCTCAAAAGAAGATTCACATGTCAGACCTACACATGCAGAAGTTGATAGAAAGAGAATTGATATTTTTGAGCCGTTTGAAGTCGGAAACTCACTTATGATGTTTCCAAAAGACCATTCTTTAGGGGCACAAGTAAAAGAAATAGCAGGGTGTAGATGCAGTCTTAAATATTACAAATAATGAGCAACTTGTAAGGAAAACTTATAGGTTGCTTTTTATTATACAAAAAACTTGCAGTTGTGCGTTAAACAACAGAAAAACTCGGCTGGTGCGACCAGCGATAACAAAAGCGTGAGTTACGGAGGTAATTGAAATGACAAGAAATGATGTTTTGAAGCTTTTCCCGGACGCAACGGATGAGCAGATAACAAATCTGCTTAACAAGAGCGGTGAGGAAATGGCAAGAGAGAAAGAGAAAGCCAATCAGTATAAGGCTAAAGCCGACAAAGCTGACGAGCTACAGACACAGCTTGATGAGCTACAAGCTGGCAACATGACTGAACTCGAAAAGGCGAATAAAGCCTTAGAGACAGCTAATCAGCAAATAGCCAAGCTACAGAAAGATAATGCTGTCAGAGATTTACGAGAGAGTGCAATGTCTGATTTTGGCATTACTGCTGAACAGGCAAAGACAGTGGTAAAAGAGGACGGCTCTTTTGACACAACATCACTTGGCAAGATTATTTCCGACATGAAAGCCAATGCGATTGCGGAGTATGAGAAAAACGCACTCAAAGGTACTCCTAATCCAAACAATGGCGGTAACAATAATGATGGTGATACAGGAAATAAGACGAATGCTGAAAAGATAGCAGAAAGCCTTATATCTGATGCACCTAAAAGCAACAACATTTTATCACATTACATTCAGTAATAACAGGAGGTAAAAAATGGCAAAGGAAATGAATATGCAGCATGAAAAGACTTCATACGCGGGAGACGTACAGATTCTCAAAAGAGAGCCTAATGAGGCAATTCCTTTAACACTTGATTTTTCTGCGGTCACAGATAAAGACACAAACGGAAAGAAAATTGTTAAAGCCGGTACACCAATTGGAAAGACAGGAGTTGTAGACAATACAGCAACTACAATCGGCATTTTGAGATTTGATGTAACAGAGGACAGACCACAGGGAGTACTGCTTAAGAAAGCATATCTTAACACAAAGGTAGCAGAAGCACACTCAGGCGTTACATATGACGAAACAGTTAAGACAGCTCTTCCAATGATTGTATTTGAATAATAACAGGAGGTAAACAGATGTTAATTAATGAAGTATTAGACAGTAAGTCTATCGCATTATCAGCAACAGAAAACGCTAGTAATCAGATACCTTATCTTGGTTTACAGTGGTTTCCGGAAAGAAAGAAACAGGGGCTTGATTTAAGCTGGATTAAGACACATAAAGGACTTCCAGTATCACTTGCACCATCCAACTTTGACACAATCCCAACAATTAGAGCTAGAGAGGGATTAAGCAAGGAAAAAACACAGATGGCATTTTTCCGTGAGGGAATGACAGTTGGTGAAGAGGAAATGCTTGAAATCGAGCGTATTCAATCAGCAGATGACCCTTACCTTGCAAGTGCTTTATCAAGCGTATATGACGATACTAACAACCTTGTAAGCGGTGCGGAAGTTGTACCTGAGCGTATGAGAATGTCACTTCTTGCAACAAGCGCGGGCCACCCGGTAATCGCCATTGTGAGCGATGGTGTTCAGTACGCTTATGATTACGATAAAGATGGCTCATACACAAAAGACCATTACGCAAAGTTATCCGGCACAAGCATGTGGAGCGATACAGCTAATTCAAAGCCACTTACAGACCTTAACAATGCAAGAAAGAAGTTACAGAAGCAAGGCAAGATTGCTAGATATGTGCTTATGAACAGCAATACATTTCAGTATTTGCTTGATAATGCACAGATAAGAAACTCAATCCTCGCACAGAACCTTACAGCAACTATTGATGTTGACGATGATACTGTTATTTCAGTAGTGCAGAAGAGAACAAAGCTCACTATCGTACTTTACGATAAGATGTACATTGATGATGATGGCAAGGAGCAGTACTTCTACCCGGATAACAAGGTTACACTCCTTCCGGAGGGTAGTCTCGGTAGCACTTGGTTTGGTACTACACCGGAAGAAAGAACTGCAAGACAGGTAGCCGATGTAGATGTAACAGTATATGGTGTAGGTATCACAGTTGCTACAAAGACAGAGTACGGACCACCTATGAAGATGTCAACATTTGCTTCTGAGGTTGTTCTTCCATCATACGAGAATATGGATAGCACATTCGTATATGAGGTTCATAGCGAAGAGTAGGGGGTGCGACTATGAAATATCCATATATAGTGATTCATAATGGTAAATGGTATAACGCGGGTGAAGAGGTTCCGGAAAATAATAATTCCGGAGCTTCTTTTGATTATAGTAAGACGACCATTAATCGCATGTCTACATCTGATTTACAGGCTTTTGCCACAGAACAAGGCATAGACAATGCAGAAGAACTTACAGGAGCAGAGCTAAAGAAAATGCTAATTGAAAAGTTTGGATTATAAGGAGCTTGGCATGGAATACACCACATTAGAGCAAGTCAAAATCAGACTTAAACAATTTCATATTGAAACTGTCACAAACGATGATGATACAACATCTGATGTGGTTGTATTCGATAAAAAGGAAGATAACCCACTCATTGAACAGCTCATTAAGCAAGCCACGGAAGATGTAAAAGCAAAAAGGTGTTATCCGGACACTTTCACTGATGATGATATAACTGCCGATTTAAAGCAGTTTGAGAATGTCGTTATCAATCTTGCTGTCTACGACCATTCACAAGCCGGTGAGAACTACATGAGCGCATTGAGTGAGGGCGGAGTGAGCCGTACATGGAAAGACAGAGATAAGCTGTTTGTTGGAGTTTTTCCTTTTGTCAAAGTGCTATAAGCAAAAGAAGATTGTGCGTTACCATTTTACTAATGTCGGTAAAGTGGTAGCAGGCGGTACACATTAAGAGGTGGTGGGCGGTGTGCCAAAATTATACGAAAGGCGGTATATCAATGCCAATAGCAGTAATTATAAGCATCGTATCAGTTGCTTTTCCGTCTTTTTCGGGCTGTTCACTTTAGCTTTTAACCTAAAGAATAACAAAAAGTCCGATAATTCAGAGCTTACGGAACGTGTTCGGGAGAACACAAAGATAAACATAAAGCTTGACACTATATCAAGCAACACAACCGAGATAAAAAACGAGGTATTGGAAATGAGAAAAGAAATCAACTCTCACGATAACCGAATTGTCAAGGTTGAGGAAAGCGTCAAGTCGGCTCATCACAGAATAGATGGGCTTGAAACAAGAATTAACAGTGATAAGGAGGACTAAGAAATGGACTTTACACAAGTACCTACAGTAGTTGCCATTATGGTAATTACTTATTTAATCGGATATGCTTCAAAGCAGATACCACAGGTTAAAGATAATATCATTCCTATTATCGTAGGTGTAGCCGGTGGAGTACTCGGTATTGTTGGAATGTTTGTAATTCCCGGTTATCCGGCAAACAACATTCTTGACGCAATAGCAGTTGGCATTGTGTCGGGCATGGCAAGTACCGGTGTTAATCAGATTTACAAGCAGATAAAGAAAAATGCTTGACATTAATAAACAAGCCATGAAATACGCACTCCAAGGCCAAACAGTCACAGTTTATGATAGGGACGAGGACGGAAATCTGAAGTTTTACGAAACAGAGGACGGAGAGAAAATATACTACACCCATGAAGAAACAGGCTTTTCGGAGCCGGTTGATTTTCGGGCGAATATATCGTTTGACGGAGGAGAAGCACAGAACAAGGAATATGGCTTTAATGTGGCTGATTTTGACGCTGTTTTACTGACAGACAGAGGAGAATACCCTTTTAAAAAAGGTGACGTTATTTGGCTTGATAGCGAGCCTACAAAGGATGCCAACGGATTAGTTGATTCAACTTCCGCAGACTTTACAATAGTGGGAGTCAAGCCCTCTCTCTACTCAGTTAAATACATGCTCAAAGCAGTCGTGAAAGAAGTGTAATTATGAAGATTGACGTTTCCCTGACAGAAAAATCTATACAAGATGCAATAGACAAGCTTGAAAGATACAAAGACCGCTTACAGGACAAGTGCGTAGCGTTTGTCGGAGAACTTGCTAGTAATGGTATAGCCGTAGCACGAGCAAATACAGGCAATTTTGGGCACTATATTACATTTAGTTACGAAATTAAAGATACAACAAACGGCTGTACGGCTATTGTGCTTGCTACCGAAACAGGGCAGATACAAAGCACATGGCAAACAGCAGACGGACTTAAGACAGTTGATGTATCGCCTTTGCTTATGGCTGAATACGGCTCAGGTTGGAAAGCTAAACCACACTTTAACGATGCAAGAGGCGGTCAAGGAACCTTCCCAGAGCAGACACACGCATTTGACAGCGAGGGTTGGTATTGGAGAGACGAAAGTGGAGAATTACACCATTCATACGGCATTACACCTACAATGCCGATGTATAACGCATTTTTGAAAATGGAAAATGACATTATGAAAACGGCACGGAAAAATTTTAGTTGAGGTGATAAAGTGGCAAGTCAAAATCAATGGGTTTACGACCTCGAAAATCTCACATATGCGATTGTAAAAACTCGATGTGAGAAAAAATTGAAAAATAGATATCCTAAGCTAAAATTCACGCAAGAGGAACAGTCAGACAGTGCAGCGGCTAGTTTCCCGACAGTGCTAGTTCAAGCACTCGAACCTATTGAACAGAATGAAGATTTAGAGCGCGAAAGAATGAATACAGTGTTATTTACAGCACAAGTGACTGTTACAACGAATAAAAGCCGTTCAGAAGCCTTGAATGTGGCGCAGACAGTGGCTGATGAATACAAAGCTATGTCATTCAAGCTGACAACAATCCCATTCGCTAGAAAAAACGGCAAATTATGGACAGCAACATTACGTGCTAGGCGGTCATTCGACTGGAATGATAGATTATAAGAGCCTTTTGGCTCTTATTTTTTTATGAAAAATTAGGAGGTAATAAAAATGGCAACAGGATTAAAAAGCAGAATTGCTTACAAGACACCAACCGCATCTGCCACAAGTGGCGATTACTGGGCTGGAACTTACAAGCTCTTACTTAGAGCAAAATCAATTCCCTCACCATTCGGTTCACAGAATATGGTAGATACTTCAACCCTTGAAGATTTAGTAGAGACACAGGAAATGGGTAGACGTTCAGCCGGTTCTATGGAAGTTGAGGGAGCTTTTGAGAAAAAGTATAAAGATGAAATGGTAACCAACGAGGGTAAGAAGCTCGACTTTATCATTCTCTATGGTACAGACGGAAAAGGTTCAGAAGGTATCTGCGCTTTTATCGGTCAAGAGTCATTCGCCCCAGGTGAGGCATCTGACGACCACTTAACAGGCACTGCAACTGTATCAGTACAGACAGTGCCTAAGTGGATTGAGGATAACTATGATGTAGCTGTAACAGAGGATGAACAAGGCTATCCAACAGCAATCACACTCACAAAAAAAGGGTGAGCCAATCGGAAAAAGCCGTAGCGGTTGGCTATGATGATAGCACGGCTGACAGCGAACTTGAAGATACAATATAGTAAGGTAATCGAGGCAGTTTTAATACTGCCTCTTTCCCTATATAAATTAGGGAGAAAGGGAAAGATAAAATGAAAATTAAATTAAACGGAAAAGAATACACAGTTAAATTCGGATATGCACCGGTATATCAAAATAGAATTATCCCAAGAGTTGTAGAAATGGGACAACAGGGAGATGCGCTTGAAGCGATTGACAACATGCTCGGCTTTTTACCGGAATTTTTACTTGTAGGCTTGCAGAAATTTCATGCCGACGAATTTGGCTTTGAATTTGATGATAAAGAAGCAAAAGAGAAGCAATTGGTAAAGATGTATGATTTACTTGACGATTACCTTGACCCTGAGAATGAAGAGGGCAAAGATATAATGTCGCTCTACGATGATTTGACGGCAGAGCTGGAGAAGAACAGTTTTTTATCGAAGCTGTTGGCGAAAGAGGAACAGACAGCCAAGAAGAAACCAATCAAGAAGTAAAAGAGCTTACATGGGAAGTATATTGTAACGAAATCCGCCCATATTGGATTTTAGCAACTAAAGGCTATGGATTTAGCGTTGAGGACATAGATATGTCTTGTCCGGCTGATTTAGAGCCTTATTCAAAGGCTTATATGCTTGCACAAAAAGAAGCCGACTCCAACATGTGGGCTTGGTGGGGCACATACGGATTAAGCGCAACTCTTACAGCGATTGACAGAGCCTTAAATGGCAACAAAGCAAGAGCAAAATACATTGAAAAATCATTAAATGAGCAATACTCAAAAGATAACGAGCCTAAATACAAGGAGTCTAACGAGGAAATTGCCGTTTATGAGATGAAGCAACGAATTAACGCATTAAGACAGTCGGGATTACCTGAAAGTCCTGATTAATGAGGTGAAAATATGGCATATAAAGGAATTGACGTATCGTCATATCAAGGAAATATTGATTGGAGTAAGGTTAAGTGGGCCGGAGTGCAATTTGCAATCCTTAAAATAATCCGCAAAGACCTTAATCCGGACAAAACCTTTGAGCAAAATTGGAAAGGCTGTACCGATGTAGGAATGCCGATACAAGGTGTTTATAACTACTCATATGCTACAACAGTAGAGAAAGCAAAGACGGACGCAAATAAGGTCATTCAGACACTTAACGAACGGAAAACCTTTGTTTGGTTAGATGTTGAAGATAAATGTCAGCAAGGACTCGGACAGACACTTATTGATATTATCAACACATATCAGAGTGTTATCAAGAGTGCCAGACTTAACTTTGGTGTATACACAGGGCTTAGCTTTTACAATCAATACATTGCGCCATACGCAAATCAGATTAATTGTCCGTTTTGGATTGCACGCTATCCATCAACTAAGGGAATGTCTATTGGCGATGAGCCTAATAGTGCAAAGAAGCCTGTTATTCAACATCCTCTGTATGGCTGGCAGTATTCGAGTGCATTTACCTGTAGCGGTCTGAATAACAGCACTGACGCTAACCTACTCTATATTGAGCTTGATAAGGGTGACGGAATAGAGAATAATCCGGCACCAATAGCAACTCCGGTAAAGAATAACGCTTGGAAAGGCAACGAGGAATATTACCTTGATAATGACGATGTAAGAAAATGGCAACATGCCATGAACATCGGATTTGACACAAATGAGCTTAAAGAGGATGGCAGATTTGGAGTTAATTCACAGAGATTTGCTAAAAATCACAATTTGTGGAGCGGTCAGAGACATAACTGCCCGACAGCCATTAAGTGGCTGAGAAAAACTCTGCATGACAAGTACCATTTTTACAAACTTGATACTGATTACGGCAAGTGGACGGATTATCTCACTAAATGTGTCATGGTATTTCAAAAGAATAGAGGCCTTAAGCAAGATGGCTATGTTGGGTTGATTACAACATACTATCTGCTCAAAAACTAAATACATGAGAGCTACTTTAGGGTAGCTCTTTTTTATTACAGGGAGGTGAGAAAATGGCAGAGAGCATTGAGCTTCAAATCAAGTCGGACGCACAGCAAGCGACTAGAGCCATAGGCAATTTACAAAGTAAGTTGCAAGAGCTTGGAAGTACTCTCGATTCCCTCAATGGTGCAAGCATAAGCAATTTTGCGAGTGGAATGTCGCAACTTGCAACATCACTTAGAAGTGTGAGCAGTATCGACACTCGTACCTTTAGCAAGATTGCAACTAACATGGAAAAGCTTGGCAACCTTGATACTGCAAGACTTGTCAGCTCGGCAAGTGCCTTAAAGAGCATGGCAACAGAATTGTCGGGCTTTGCGAATATCTCAAAGCAATCAGCAGAGATTACACAGCTAACAGCCTCAATCTCAAAGCTCGGTTCAAAATCAGCCGGATATGCTGCGGATAACATCAGAAACCTTGGCAGTGCCTTGAAAGAGGTAATGACAACATTATCTAGCGCACCGAGAGTCAACAGTAACATTATTCAAATGACTAATGCACTTGCTAATCTGTCACAGCAAGGCTCAAAAGTCGGTTCGGCTAGTAGATCACTTGTAACAGGCTTTTCAAACACAACTAAGTCAATTAAGAGTACAAGAAGCGGATTTAGGGGCTTGGCTTCAACTATCGGTAAGTTTTACGCAACTTATTGGCTGGTTATGCGAGCTGTTGGAAAAATAGGCAGTGCAGTTGATTTAGCGAGCCAACTAACCGAGGTTCAAAACGTAGTAGATACCACGTTTGGCGATATGGCAAGTAAGGTTGATGATTTTACAAAAACATCAATTCAAGATTTTGGAATGTCAGAGCTGACAGTTAAGCAAATATCAAGCCGTTTCCAAGCGTTAGGTACTTCTATAGGTATTTCATCAGAACAAGTGGCAAATGGTACGGCAGTGGCGAATAAAGCCCTTATGAGCCAAAATAACACGCTATACAAGACTACAGACAGTATGGCTGATATGTCGCTTAATCTTACGAGATTAGCCGGTGACATGGCTTCATTCTACGATGTAGACCAAGCCGATGTTGCAAAGAGCTTGCAATCCATTTTTTCAGGAACAATCGCACCATTAAGGAGATACGGACTTGATTTAACACAAGCCACACTTTCAGAGTGGGCTATGAAAAACGGACTTGACGCAAATATCAAGTCAATGACGCAAGCTGAAAAAGTACTCTTAAGGTACAATTATGTCATGGCAAACACGCAAGCTGCACAGGGAGACTTCGCCAAAACAGCCGATAAACGAAACGTTAGTTTCATGTGTCGCGCAGCATAGTAATATGCTGATGAAAAATCGAGCAAAGTCGGTGAAAACTAAGTTGATTTAGACAACATGCTTTGATATAATATGTTCGAGGTGATTTAATGAGAACGTATTATATCTATAAGGCTACAAATAAAGTAAACGGAAAATTATATATCGGACAAACAGTAAACTATCATGCTAGGGTTCAACAACATTTAAGGTGTTCGCCAAAAGAGGATTGCTTATTTCACAGAGCAATTGAAGAATATGGCAAGGACAACTTTGAATGGGAAGTGATTGATAAATGCAATAGTTCACAGAAAGCATTGCGACTTGAAAGATTTTATATATCTTTGTATAACACATACAGAGATGGATATAATGAGAATAAAGGCGGTGTCGGTGGACATAATGCAAGAGCTGTCGTAAGGCTGGATAAAGGCGGAACATTCATAGAAAGATACGACAGTGCAATGGAAGCCGACAAATATGGCTTTGGTAATACTGATGTATTATTATGTTGCAAGAATAAAATGCTGACATGTAAAGGCTATCAATTCATGTTTGAAGATGAATATAAAGCTAATGGAGCTAAGACATATGCAAAGCCAAAACCTATTAATCAGAGAAAAGTCATTCAATGTGACCTAAAAGGTAATTATATCAAAGAATTTGATAGCATAGCACAGGCTTCAACCGAAACAGGAACAAACAGGACAACACTGATAGGGGCATTGAAACATCGTTATAAAAATGCCAATGGATATATTTTTGTCTATAAAGAAGATTTTCCGATAAAAGATTTGAGCATGTATACTAAACTAAAAAAGGGTAGGAAAATAGCTCAAATTGACATAAAAACAAATAAAGTAGTCAAGGAGTATGATAGAATATCTGACGCTGGCAAAGCGTTGGGGGTCAATTACAAAGCCATACACAAAGTAGTTGATAAACCCGACAGGACAGCATACGGATATAAATGGATAAGTCAATAAGTCAATACCGAGGTAATCAATCAGATAGCGAAAGGCTGATTGACACTGTAACGCGTAGGAAGTGAATAAATATAATCTTCCCAAGAGTGCTCGACAACCATAAGACGTAGAGATGCGTCTTATTTTTGTGGTTGAAAATGTACGCTGAACTTATAGGAAACTATAAGAAGTAGAGGATAAAAAGCCTTTACGATAACAAATTGACATGGGCGAATAGTGTAAGAGTCCTTAAGCAAGAGTTCCAAGCATGGGGCAGTATCATAGGTAGCGTAATAATCAATGCTTTAAAGCCGTTTGTTCAAGCCTTAAACAAGGTAATGCTTAAGGTTATTAGCTTTACAAGAACTGTAGCTGACGCACTCGGGGCAATCTTCGGATGGACTATCGAGATAAGCGGTCGCGGTGCCACGGCTGACGGCATGGAGGACATAGCTGACGGAGTAGGCGATATTGGTGATAACGCTGATAGTTCCAATAAGAAAGCACAAAAACTGAAAAAGACATTGCTTAGTATAGACGAGATACACGCACTTGACGATAACAGCGATAGTGGCAGTGGCGGAGGCTCAGGCAGTGGCGGCTCAGGCGGAAGTGGAGCTGGCAGTGGTGTTGATAGCTCGCTGAAAAAGACCGATGGATTGCTCGAAAAATACAAATCATCAATCAAAGACCTTTACTCACTCGGAAAGTACATTGGCGACGCTCTTGCGAGTGCTATGGAGAGCATTGATTGGAAGAAGATTTATCAGAAAGCTGACAATTTTGGAAAAGGACTTGCAGATTTCCTTAACGGCTTAATCAGCCCAAGACTCTTTTATGATTTGGGCGCAACAATAGCCGGTTCGCTAAACACAGCTTTGCATTTTCTCAATTCATTCGGCACAACATTCGATTGGACTAACTTTGGCTTGTCGATTGCTAATGGCATTAATGGATTTTTTGAGAATTTTGATTTTGCTTTATTGGGGCAGACTATATCAGCATGGGCTAAAGGAATACTCACAACTCTAACAACAGCAGTAGAACATACAAATTGGGCTGAAATCGGTACTCAAATTGGTACGTTTTTTGCCAATATTGATTGGATAGGAGTTTTCCAAGATGTTCACGAGCTTGTTAATGGACTTGCAGAGGGCATTATAACAGGGCTTGCAAATTGGTTTAAAGAAGACCCTTTGAGCGCAACGATTGTAGCCGGTTTTGCTCTTGCAAAATTAACAGGAATAGACGGAAAAGTTGGCGCACTATTATCGTCAAAACTATCAAGCGTTTCTGCAAAAGTCGGATTAGTCCTTGCGGCAGATGGTGTTTCACTGTTTTTTGACTCAAAAGGAACTGATGTTAATTCCATTGTTTCACCTTTAATGGCAGGACTTGGAGCTAAACTACTCGGTGCTTCATGGCAAATATCCATTTCTGTAGCTATAGTGCTCGCCGCCGCAAACATAGGCTTAGCAGTGGGAAACTGGATAGCCGGAACAGATGTCACTTGGGGGGATATTTTCAAAAACCTAAGTGATACAAGTTGGTGGACTGATTTATTGACATATATTTCGGGAGATTTGGCAAAGTTTGGCGGAAACCTTGTAACAGATGTAAATAACTGGCTAGTAGACTTCATAAACGGAATTATTACAAAGTTAAATAAACTGCCTTTTGTAGAATTGCCACTTATAAGTGAAAGCGCAAAGGTGACGAAAGATGATGTCAAAAGATACGGAGAAGAAGTAGACCAAGCTGTACAGGATATGCAGAATGGTGTCGGAAAAAGCGTAGGAAAAACGAACGAGCATATTTCGGGAGCCGGACGCAAACTTGACGAATACAGGGAAAAGACAAAAGACGATACAAGCGACATTAGTTCGTCTCACAAAACCGCAAGCGATAGTGTAAAAAACTCTCTAAGCGGTACAAATTCGGCAATAGACGGCACCAAAAATAAAATGGGAGAACTTGAAAGCAAGTCAAGTACAAGCACAACCAATTCAAAGGGTGTGTTTAACGGACTTGCAAACGCACTAGGACAAGCATTTAGCAATATAAACTCCGGCATAGACGGAACTAAAGGCAAAATGGGAGAGATGGAGAATAAGTCAAGTACAAGCTCGACAAATTCTCAAAGTGCTTTTTCAAGGCTTAAAAATGGACTTTTGGGTTTCCTTGACTCGATAAATAATTCCATTAATGGCAACAAGGCAAAAATGGGGGAAATGCAAGACAAAGCAAATTCAAGCACAAATGGCGCCAAAAGCTCATTTTCAGATTTTGCAGCTAAAGCCAGCAGGTCACTCGCAAACACAAACAATTCCATGAGTGGAACAGAAAGGAAGATGAATAATCTGCCTAGTGTTTGGCGAGGAATTAGTTTACCGAGCATAACAGCAAAAATTAAAATCCCTCACTTGTCAGTAAGTTGGGAAGATTTTGGAAAATTCAGTTTGCCGAAAATATCTATTAGGTATTATCGCCAAGGCGGTTTCCCAAAGGGCGAGGACGGAATGTTTTTAGCAAACCATAATGAGATGATAGGTAAATTCTCAAACGGCAAAAACGTAGTTGCAAACAACCAACAAATCACAGAGGGAATTAAACAGGCTGTCATGGAGGGCATGGCACAAGTAATGATGAACTCTAATGCCGGTGGAAACTCTGCACCACCTATCATTGAAAATGTGTTTAAGTGTGACAGCGAAACACTTTATCGCATGACACAGGTAGGCAAGGCAAAGCACGGACAACGATATATTGTAGCAAATGAATTTGGATAAGACACTCACCCTTGCGTGGGTGTCTTTTTATGAGGTGACATATGGCGATGATATTAGTAGACGGAGTGGAATTACCTACTCCGTCAAGCTTTGAATGGGGCTTGATTGATGTGTCTGCAAGCGATAGTGGACGTACACAGGACGGCAAAATGCACAAGAATAGAATAGCGCAGAAACGGCAACTTAAATTGTCGTGGAATGGTACAGACAAGGCTAGGACAGCAAAGATACTTCAAATGGTAAATCCGGAATATATCAGAGTAACATATCCTGACGCTATGAGCGGAACTGATGAAACACGTACATTCTATGTGGGTGACAGAACCGCACCTATCAAGATATGGACTGTTGGCAATAAGAGGTATGAGGTATTAAGCTTTCCTCTCATAGAAGAATAAGGCGGTGATTAAATGCTAAACGTATCAGCTAAATGGCAAAGGGCAGTAATGCTTGACAATGATATAAGCGTAAATTGCTTTGCCGACATAGTTACAACTAATGGTGAAAAAATTCCTGTTAGTGATAGCGAGCTGTGGGCAAATGGCTTCGAGGTTAATGATTCAACATCAAGCAATGGTACTTTCACAATCGGGGCTTTGATTGCCGGAAAACTGAAAATTAAGCTGAATAACATTTATGAAGATTACGGCAAGTATGATTTTGATAAGGCAAGCGTAACAGCATATGTTTCAAAAAGCTTTTCTGATGGCACAAGTGAAAAACTAAAAATCGGTGAGTATAGAGTCAGCGAAACAAGCTATGACGGCTCGCTCATAACGCTTACTTGCCTTGACAATATTAATAATTTCAATCGTGAGTATGACAGCAATTTAAGCTACCCTACGGCAGCATATGAGGTAGTCAGAGACGCTTGTATTAAATGCGATGTACCTTTTACTATGGCGAGATTTGACAACTCTGATTACGTGATTAACGAGATACCAAGTGATAATCAAAAGCTCACATATGGACAGGTAATAGCCTACATCTTACAGTTAAGCGGATTATGGGGCAAATGCGGTCACGATGGTGAATTGCTTATCGAGTGGTATGATATGAGCCAGTTTGGGAGCCAAAATTACAATGGCGGAACTTTTAGCACAAAAACTACACCATACTCTGACGGAGATACACTGAATGGTGGAAATTTCACCGACTATTCAAGTGGAGATAGCGTTGATGGTGGAACATTTACAGAAACGAGAAATTACCACAATATTTACACGCAAAAAGACTTGAACGTTGCGACTGATGATGTTGTTATCACCGGGGTAAAGGTAACTGTAACCTCAAAAGAGGACAAGACAAAAGATGTTAATGCTCTTGCCGGAAAAGAGGGATATGTAGTCTCAATCTCTGATAATCCGTTTATTTCGGCAGAAAAGGCACAGACAGTTGCAAACTATATCTTCAAAAAAATCGGAGGCATGAGGTTCAGACCTCTTGACGCTACACTCTTGTCAAACCCACTGATTGAGAGTGGAGATGTGGCGCTTGTGACAGACCGCAAGCAGAATACCTATAGCTGTTTTATTTCTAACCGAGCATTTACAGTTGGAAGCGGTACAAAAATTTCATGCGATGCTGAAAATGCTTCAAGAAATAGTGCTGATAAATTTAGCAATGAGACAAAGGCTATCGTACAGGCTAGGAAAGTTGCACAGATACAACTAAGTGCATATGACAAGCAAATGCAAATGCTGACACAGCTAATGTCCCAATCGCTCGGACTTTTTAAGACTGAACAGGTGCAAGAGGATGGCTCAATTATTTACATTATGCACAATAAATCCGACCTTAATTCGAGCAACATACAGTGGAAAATGACGGCTAATGGCATGGCTGTATCAAGTGACTATGGTAAAACGTGGAATGCCGGAGTTGATAAAGACGGAAACGCTATTTTCAATATTATGTCGGCTATCGGCATTAATTTTGACTGGGCGCATGGTGGAACACTCGCTTTAGGCGGTGAGAATAATACAAACGGCAAGCAGTATGTCAAAGACGCAAACGGAAAAATTCTGATTACGCTTGACAACAAGGGCATTACGCTCGCTGACGGAGTGAGTATTTCGTGGAACAATATCTCAGACCAACCCGATTTTGCAACAAACGATAAGTTAAACGAATTAAAAGACAATATTGGCTATACGCAAATAGGAAAAGAGTATGTTATTTCCCCAAAAATTGTAGGAGCATACGGCGAATTTACAAAAGCTTTCAATGTCGATGTTGTCAATCCGTCCACAGGACTCAATCAAAGTTTTTGGGCGCAAGACGCGGAAACAGGGACAAAAATAAGCGGAAATTACAGTGGAAATGATATTGATAATAATCTTACAGTAAATCCAGAGGGAGCAAACCTTTTTTCAAACGTTGGAGGACATACTAGCGGTATGGGCTGTGGCGGTGGCTTTGCAAGCATAAACGGTGAAACGGTTAATGTAAGTGGAACTAACGTTGACATTACCGCAAACAATTTGACTCTTAATGGGGTTGAAACTGTTTTTGGCTCAAAAACATTTACCAATGAAAACGGCTGGTATTGGAGACAGTGGACAGATGGATATATAGAAATGTGGGGAAGTTTTCCCGCGACTGTCTCGTTTGGCTCTAAATATGGTAGTCTGTATTATACTTATGGAAGCGTATATATGCCAGACGGAATAAAAAGTATCTTACATACTACAGGTACTGTGTTTTGTAGCGCCGGCGGGTTGTATTCTATTTTTTTTACAAGATGGAGCAGTAATGAGTTGGGGTTTTGTATAAACTCGGCTGCTGCAGAAACAAACAAACAATTGTATTTACAACTTCACGTTTTAGGCAAATGGAGATAATTGATGAAAGCGAGGCGTAATTTATGGCAATTCAAATGAGACGAGGGGCATACGCGGAGTTTGACCCTTTAAAAATGAAGGCTGGAGAATGGGCGGTATCGACTGACTCTGACACGAAAAAACAGCAGATATGGATGTGTTTCGCGCCCGGAATAGTTAAGCGAATGGGAACTGTTGAGGATTTTGACATTGAAATTCAAAGACTTATTCAGAGTTATCTTGACGGCATGGCAGAATCCGTATCACAGGCTCAAAAATCAGCACAAACTGCGACAGAAAAAGCCAACTCAGCAAGCAGTTCTGCTTCACAAGCTCAAAAATCGGCAGAACTTGCCACAAGCAAAGCTCAAGAATCAGCTACTTCTGCAAACAATGCTAGGACAAGTGAGGACAGTGCGTCTATCTCTGCACGTAACGCTAAGACAAGCGAAACAAATTCTAAGGCCAGTGAAACTAATGCTAAGAAATCAGAGGCTAATGCGTCTACAAGCGCAGCTAACGCAAAAAACAGTGAAACTAATGCCAAGGCTTCTGCTACTAGCGCGTCAACTTCTGCAAACAATGCTAAGGCAAGTGAAACAAAAGCCAAGGCTTCTGAAACCAATGCTAGGACAAGTGAGACTAACTCTGCAAAGAGCGAGTCGGAAGCGCAAAAGTACGCAGAACAAGTTAAAGAAATATCTGAGAGCTTCAGCGGAGCATTAAGACCTCTTGGAACAATCAACTTTGCCGACTTACCGAGCACAGCGGATGCTAATTCTGGTGATATGTACAATATAACCGACCATTTTACCACAACCACTGATTTTAAAGAAGGGGCTGGTAATATAATTCCTGCCGGAAGTAACGTATATTTAACTGTTGATAGATATTGGGATGTGCTTGCCGGCACACCGGTAACAGGAGTAAAAGGTGCAAAAGAAGCATATTATCGCAGAGGAAATGTAAACATAACTCCTGCCAATATCGGAGCGGTTGCAGAAGGTGGAAATATAAGCGATACAACAGTTACTTTTGCCGCTACAACAACTAGAGCAAACCTTGTTTCTGGTGAAAAAGTGTCGGTCGGCTTCGGAAAAATTAAGAAGTGGTTCGCTGATTTGAAAAGCTTTGCCTTTAAAGATTTGGTGAATAACCTCACGACTTCTACCACCGGAAGCGCATTAGACGCGAGTCAAGGCAAGATTTTAAATGACAAATATGATGAATTAAACCGAAGTTTAAGTTTTAAGGTAAATACCACTGATAGCCGACTGTCGGATGCCAGAACTCCGAAACCTCACACCCATGATGATAGATACTATACTGAGAGCGAGATTAATACTAAGCTTAATGCATTAGTAAAAAATCATATTGTTGTCTCGCATAAGACTGAATTAATAACAGTTACTGGAAATTCCGATAGAGAATACTCTTTTTCATTTTCTTTGCCAAGCGATGCAGAGATTATTACGCAGCTTCCTATAATTTATGCTGGCGGCAAGGGCATATCAATTGGAAGAAATGTCAATAAAGATTTTACTGTACTTCTTTGGAATAATAATAGCAGTACACAAAATGTCGGGGTTATTTATTATGTAGTGTACATCATATAAATAAATGTATTGGAACATAAAGCGTTGAGAGCCGCCTTCAAATGCGCCACATAGTGCCTATTGTTATGGGTATGATTAGCGTCAGACTTGGAATTCAAGCTCTTCTTTGTATTACCTAAACTTTGGTTTAGCAGACTATCACAAATAGGATTTTGCACATAAAAAGAGAGAGCATAAGCCCTCTCAATTATTTTACAGGAATAGGGTTACAAAACAATCCATGTTGTCAATATTCGACAAAATAAAACGCTTTAAAGTGCTACAGTAATGATGTTCTCAAATAAGAGAACTCTTCAAGTTTCGGTAGGGCGGTGGATTTTTCTGCCGTCCTTATTGACGTTTAAGAACAAATGTTCTATAATTGATGTATCGGAGGTGGCATTGTATGGAATATAAGGATGAAATAAAGAAACTAATTGATGGTATTGAAAATGAAAAACTACTCGACTTTTTGCTAGGCTTCATAAAGTCAGCAATTAAGCGGTGGGGATAAAAAATAGAGGTAGGAAAAACCTACCTCTGCAAAAGGATTTATCTGAAACGATTGCCACAATTCAAACAGATAAACTCGTCAACGGCATATCCGCTTCTTGCCTTTTTCACAACCTTTTCTTTTTTATTAACAAGCGTAAAAGGTCGGAGCGGATTTAGATTTGCCGTATACCTAGTTTTCGTCTTTTCAGGACGAGCACCATAAATTTGTTGACCGGCATACTGAAAATGCGTCGAGCCACAATACGGACAACACTTCTGTCCTTGTTCATTATACGTGGTATTTCCATTATTACTACTATCTATATCTGCTAATTTTTCAAGTAAAACAATCAATCCCACAACCATAATAACCATAAGTATTACATACATAATAAATCCCCCTTATTTTAAATTTCTCAAAATCTGCATTATAGCTTTCTGACTATCTTCTGATAGCTTTGAGTATAACTCTATAAGCTCGGTATATGTGTCCGATAGCTCGGAGTTTGGGGCAGATGTCTTTACACTGTCCATTAAATATCCGGGGCTTAAATCAAGCACACCACATATCAATTCTACTGTGTCCATGTCAGGCTTGGACTTATCTTTTTCCCAATCACTAATTGAATTATGCTTTGCATTTATTAATTCTGCAAGCTGCCTTTGAGTGTAGTGTTTAGAAATCCTTGCAGTTTTTATTTTCTCACCAAAAGTCATATATGAATACCTCCTTTCTAATATTGATAATAATATAAAAATTTCGGATAGTCAAGAAAAAAATTTCGGATAAACCGAAAAAAGTTCTTGACATTCGGATAAACCGAAACTATAATACAGTTGTTCGGTAAAACCGAAACAGAACAGAAAGGAGAAAAGAATATGTGCGTAGGACAGAAAATTAAAACTTACTTAGAGGATAACGGCATTACACAGACTTTTGTTGCCAGCAAGACAGGTATTCCTGTTCAGAAGTTGAATTTATCACTCAATGGCAATAGAAGATTAGACTTCAACGAGTATGAGCTAATCTGCGGAGCGTTATCAGTTGGTGCGGATAAGTTTTTGGAGCCAAAGACTTTAGAGGGAAAGGAGTAAAAATGAAAAAACCATCTGTTTCAGATGTAGCATTAGTGCTTTCAATATTTGTTTTGCTGTTTCAGGTTTTTTGCCATTTTATTTTGCCAAAGCTTTGACAAAATCAATTATTTCTGAATGATGTACAGCAAATTCCATTAAAGCACAGATGATAGAAACAGCCACAGAAATCCAACCTTTAACATCTGCCTTGCCCGATGTTTCCAATGCAATATCAGCTTGCGTTTTAGAACTTTCAGCAATCTCTTTTGCGGAATCAGCTTGAGATTTAGCGGATTGAGCCATATCGTGAAGTTCCTTGCTTGTCTTTTCGAGATAAGCAGACTGACTTTCTAAAAGCTCGTATGGAGATTTGTCTTTTTCATATGTAGGTGATTCAATTTTAGGAATTTTGTGTTGCGGAAATAATTTATCCATATTTGGGTAATTTGGTTTGTATTGCATAGTGACCTCCAATATTTTTTATACCATATACATTTTGAAGTCTTTCAACGCATTGGTACTACACAATGCTTCTTTAAATGTTCCGTCACTTATGCAGTTTAAGTTCAGCAGTCTAATTGCCATTAGCTGACGGATTGAGAGGAGTATCTAGCGTAGCACGGCATATTACCGGATATGCCAGCCATGATTTTTTATCGAGCTTTACTGCCCAAAATGCGCTACACCGATTGCTACATTTTAAATGCGACCTCGCAAATATGGAACAGGCAAAATCAAAATTGCTTTCAAGGTTTTTCCTCCTAGCGTATTTTGCCTAATATGGCGCTTTTTATAGTAACGGATTTCCTAACTATTGTCAAGAAAGGAGATGGGGAATTGAATAAGGAAAAACGACAGGCGAGTTTTAAAAAACTTGACACGCTCATAAAAGCTAGAAACGTTTCGTTTTACAAGCTAGCAGAAGAACTCGGAATGGCACGAAGTACTTTTTCGGATTGGAAGTCGGGAAAATCAATGCCAAAAACAGACAAGCTAATTAAGATTGCTAATTATTTTGGCGTAGAAGTTTCTTATTTTATTGAGTAGAAAGAAAGGAGTAAGAATGTCGAAAATCGAAATCAGACAGGTTGAGGGCGAAAAGATTTTTTACAGAAATCTGCATTGATGGTCGCAAAATAGACGGAGTGAGAAGCTATGAATTGAAACAAGACAAAGCTGGATTTCCCGTACTAACAATTGACTTGAATGCGTTTGATATTGCCACAGACTTGCGAACACTACAGTTAAATCAAAAATATGTGGGCGGTATCGAGAGCATCAAATTTAAAGATGGCTATGAGGCTCATTTTGGCTCTCGTGTTTCATCAGATAGGGAGATTATACCATAGAAAGGAAGTGAATTGAATGAGCAAAGAGAGATACACAATAACAGACAAGGACGGAAAAAGTGTAATTGCTGAAAAAGAGGATTCTCGATATATCAGCATTGATGAATTCGCACAGCATATCGCCATGGATATTGTTGATGATTACAGAGAAATCAAAAGTGGCGATAAGTGCCCGGAAGAAACCGACATTGAACTGTCGATTAAAGTACTTACCGCCATTTCCCCAGTGATTAAAGCTTTTAGAAGTAATTTAGGGTACGGAATGGATTGTTAGCCGGTTCGACTTTTGCTAATTGTGGTTTTTTATTAGGCAATGTTTTGATAATTTCATCACAGTATTGGTCGTACAGTTTTTTGAAATCACTATATGAGCCGTTAAAACCACAAATTTTAGCAGTAGCATAAGCTGACACACATTGTTCAGTAGCCATATTTACACCTCTTTTCTTATTTAGAATAAGAGGATTATAACACAGAAAGGAGAAAACATGAACGATTTACAGATTTTCAACAATGAAGAGTTTGGAGAAGTCCGAATGATAGAAATTGACGGAAAGCCATATTTTGTAGCAACAGATGTGGCAACCGCACTTGGGTATACAAATCCACGCAAGGCAGTTAATGACCATTGCAAGGGAGTAACGAAACGTGACACCCCTACATCTAGTGGAGTGCAATCTATGTCATACATAAATGAGGGAGATTTATACCGACTCATTATGAAATCAAAATTGCCTAGCGCAGAGAAATTTGAGCGGTGGGTAATGGACGAGGTACTTCCGTCAATCAGAAAAACAGGCAGTTATGGTATGCCAAAGACAACAGGTGGTCAGATACAGCTTTTAGCACAGGGCTATACAGAATTAGAGCAGAAAGTAAACGACATCAAAGATGATGTGAGCGAGCTTAAGGAAAATGTACCACTTTACAGTTGCGATATTGACGAGATACAACAGCATGTTAAGCGCAGAGTTGTAAATATCCTTGGTGGCAAGCAGAGCGAAGCATACAGGGATAACAGTATCAGGCATAAGACATTTTCTGATATATGGACACAGTTAAAGCGTGAATATGGTTGTGTATCTACTTATAAGAGTATCAAGAGGAAGTATATAGACGATGTGCATGAGTTCATTGATTGCTATGTCGTGCCTAAGTATCTTGATGAGCTTATTCAGGACGCAAACGCTCAACAGAGTTTTGCATAGTGAGGTGATTGTATGAGAAAAAGAACTTTAAAGCAAAAATTCTACACCGGCTGTGGCTATTCGATTTTCGGAGCATTAGCATTTGCATTTTTCCTTGGGTTATCGGTGGCATACGGAATTAAGACGGCGAGTATCATCGTTGGAGCAATCGTAACAGTATTTTGGTTGATACTGATTGCAATATGTCTCATAGAGGAGGGCGAACCGCATGAGAAGAAAAAGGATATTGATGTTATCGACTTTAATAATTGGAACTATGACCTTAAAGCCAATAACAGCGAAAGCAGATAGCAAAATTGAGCTGACGGCTGGTGTTTCTTCCTATTTAAATGATGTAATGCTAGGGAAGATTGAACCGACAGTGGTTCAGAATGAACCGGTTGTAGTTGAGCAGACCTATGTAGAACCAACAGTTCCAACTTGCCGTAAGAAATATAGTTGTAGCCGGTTTAAGAAGCTAGGGCGAGTGCGATATGGCGATTACACTTATACGTGGTACTCACAGAGGGTGTTACCTGGAGGTGGTCTAAATATTCCGGGCAGACATTTAAATGAGCATGGGCTTGTTGTAGATGAAAACGAATACGTTGTGATTGCAAGTGATGATTTACCACACGGAACTGTAGTTGATACTCCTGTTGGCATACAAGGGATTGTATATGACGAAGGGAGCGGAAATGGAAACCTTGACATCTACTGCGATTGGTAGCCAATTGAAACGTCAGAGTGCTAACGATTACCTACAAGAACTATATCGAGCTAAACGGCACAAAAACAAATCATTTGACTTTCAAGCGTTACTAGATAAAGAAATGGAGAAACTAAATGAGCGACAATGTAAGAAGGATTAGGCTGGGTGATACGAGGTACAGATTGAAGCCATTAACGAGAGAGCAGAAGCTATTGCTCAACAAGGCTCATTACGTGCCAAGTGAGTGGCTTTTTGTATCAGAGTCGGACTCGTATCTGAGAGTTGTTAAAAAATCAAGCCTACACGGAAATTTGATTCTAAAAACCATAAACAAATAGAAAGAGAGGAAATGCAATGAAGATTACACACATTTTTGCGCAGAATTTTTGTAAATTCTATGGCAAAAACACATTAGACACAGATTTTTCAATGAAAACTGTGTTATCCGGTCAGAATGAAGTCGGCAAATCGACAGTTAAGAGAATTATTCTTGATGTGCTGAATTGCCACGATGAGAATGACAGAGAGATTACAGGTATAAGACCACATGATGAAAACGGAGTTGAGATTGACGATGTTGACATCACAAGAGCCGTTACCTTTGAGATTGACGGAAAAGCAAAGACTCTGAAAAAGGTTACAAGGCAGAAACGCAACAAAAAAGGCGAGATTACAGGAAGTGTTACTGATTACTCAATTAATGATGTGCCATACAAAATGGCTGACTACAATCAGTACATCAATGACAACATGGCAGAGCTTGGAGTTTTACCATTCTGCTTAAACGCCATGACATTGCTCAACAAGTCACAGGCAGAGCAGAGATTAGCCCTTGCAAGCTATTTTGGTACACGTACTGATGAAGAAATCTGCGATATGTTTCCACAATTTGCCGAGCTTAAGCCGATGTTTGACGATGGTGACGTAGACCAGCTCAAAAAAGTATGCCGCGGAAAGCTAAACGGCACAGGCGGTAGGAATGGCTCAAAAGGACTTGTCAAGGAAAGAGACGAAATCTCAACAAGGATTGATACAATTCATTCTACCAATGAGTATACAGACCTTGCAGAGCTTGAACTGCAAAAGAAAACCTATGAGCCACAGCTTAAGGAAATTGAAGATAAGCTATCTGACTACAACAAGATTTTAGAGGACAAGCAGAAAGCTACAGAGGACATTATGAACCTTAAATTTGGGCTTTCTGACATGGAAAGAAAAGCCAATGCTGACAATCAGAAAAAGCGTATGGAGTTACAGCTACAGCTTGATGGCTTCAATGCTTCAATTCACAAAACAGAGTCAATGATAAAAGCTGGAAAAGCTAAAATTGAAAACTCTGAAAGAGAAATTAGATATTGTGCAAGAGACTTAGAAAAGGTACGTGCTGATTGGAAGAAAACAAAGGAGCTTGCCTTTGATGAAAGCAGTGTTAATTGTCCGATGTGTGGTCAAAGATTGCCGGAAGATAAGATAGAGAGCATGAGAAATGAGTTTGAGGAGCGAAAAGCAAAGAACCTTAAGGCACTCGAAGATAAGGGCAATATGCTATTAAGTGTTAGCAAGGAGCTTAAACAGGCTATCGAGGATAAGAAGAAAGAAATAGCAGACATTGGGGCAGAACTTAAGGAGCTGACGATAAGACGCGATGCTGTTGAAATGGAGCTTGGAATGGTACCTACTGATGTTGACATGACAGGCAACAATGAGCATCAGGCGCTTAAAGCTAAAATCGAGGAAAAAGAGAAAGCTCTTGCAGATGAAAACGATACATCAGAGCTTATCAGAAAGCTCAAAAACGAGCGAAACGAACTGTTAAGGCAAGTTTCGTCAGTTGACACAAAAATTGAGCTTGGTGTGGCAAATAACAAGCGTATAGACGATAGCATAGCAGACCTTGAGGATAAGAGAAAAGACCTCAATCAAGAAATTGCTGATTGGGAAAGAAAGCTTGATTTGCTGAAAGAGTTTACTCGCAAGAAGAATGAGCTTTTACAGGCTGATGTTAATAAGTATCTGAATTTTGCCACAGCAAAGCTTTTTAGACCGCTCTTAAATGGTGATACCGAGGAGTGCTGCGACTTTGTTTACAACGGCGAAGCATATGCAAGAAATCTCAATCATGGTGCAAGAATGCTGACAGAAGTCGATATATGCCGAGCTTTTCAGAAAGTGGCAAACGTTAATTTTCCAATTATCATTGATGACACAGAGAGTGTTGATGATTGGAGAATACCACAGATTGATAACCAATTGATTATGTTAAAGCATACACAGGACAAAGAGCTTGTGATTGAAAATATGGAGGTATAGAGATGATTGAGGCAAAAGACGGAGAAGTTACATTTAGAGGTATAAAAAGCCATGTTATGGCAGAGGCAGTTACTGTTTTACGTGCGCTTAAAGAGACTGTTTCAGAGGAAGAGTATAAAATGGTGATTAGACTTGCTGATAAAAGCGAGAAGCAGTTGAGTGACGAAACCGAGAGAATGAGAGAAGTGATTAAAAAGTTACTTGGATTATAGGAGGTTCAATATGAGTATTAAGAAGAGAAATTATTACATGGGCGGTAAAAAGCACACCGTAGAGCTTAAGTATGACGGATATATGTATACAGTTATATCTGACGGAGTTTTATTCAAGCAGACACCTAATGAACTGTTTGCGGTCCAGGCATTCAATGAGGTGTAAAAATGGCAGAGATAAGAACAAATCTATCAAAAGAAGATATTCTACACAATATGCTTGAGCTTGTCGGCTATTTAGTCGAACAAGAAGAAGAGGCAGATGAGATTGAGGTAAAAGTAAAAGATTTGAATATGCAATTTAAAGCATGGAGAGATGAGAAGCAAAGAGAGGAGAATCGATGAGTATAAAAGGATATAAGGCATTTAACAGAGGAATGATATGCAAAGGCAAGCAGTACGAAGAAAATACTACTTATGAAGAAAACGGAAATGAAATATGCGAAGCTGGTGTAATGCATTTTTGTGAAAATCCATTTGATGTACTGAATTATTATCCGCTTATTGATGAAAATGGAGATATTTCAGATTTTGCACAAGTTGAAGCCATTGGAGGTATTTATAAAAGAGAGGATAAGTCGGCAACAAACAAGCTACATATTGGTGCAAAACTTGGACTTAAAGGATTCATCAAGGCTTGCGTAGATTTTACTATTGAAAAGACAAGAATTGAGCCTGCGAAAGATAACGAAACTGATAGTGGTGGAAATTCCGCACAGATAGGTTCAAGTGGAAATTCCGCACAGATAGGTTCAAGTGGAAATTACGCAAAGATAGGTTCAAGTGGAAATTCCGCAAAGATAGGTTCAAGTGGAGATTGCGCAAAGATAGGTTCAAGTGGAAATTCCGCACAGATAGGTTCAAGTGGAAATTCCGCACAGATAGGTTCAAGTGGAAATTACGCAAAGATAGGTTCAAGTGGAAATTCCGCAAAGATAGGTTCAAGTGGAGATTGCGCAAAGATAGGTTCAAGTGGAAATTCCGCACAGATAGGTTCAAGTGGAAATTCCGCACAGATAGGTTCAAGTGGAAATTCCGCAAAGATAGGTTCAAGTGGAAATTACGCAAAGATAGGTTCAAGTGGAAATTACGCACAGATAGGTTCAAGTGGAAATTCCGCAAAGATAACATCAGAAGGTAATAACTCTGTGGTTATGGCAGCAGGCTACAATTCAATAGTAAAAGCAAAAATCGGTAGTTGGATAACGTTAGCTGAATGGATTAGAACTGATAAAGCAAATGATAGTGGTAATTATATATGGATTCCTAAGTGTGTAAAAACAGAATATGTAGACGGAGAACGTATCAAAGAAGATATATTCTATAAATTAGTTGATGGCGAATTTAAAGAAGTAGAAAGTGAGGATTAATTATGGCAGAGAATACAGCAGTTGCGGAAAAGAAAGAAGCTGAAAGCAGAGAGCTTGTAGCAAAAGATTTTACAGAGGGAATGGTTGTGAAAATCAAGCAGAAAGAGAAATTTGGCTTGACATTTCCTAAAGATTACAACTATACAAATGAGCTTATGTCGGCAATGCTTATCTTACAGGACACACAGGATATGAATAAGAAGCCTGTATTACAGAGCTGCACAAGGGCAAGTATCGAAAATGCACTTATTGAAATGGTGACAGACGGATTATCAATAAGAAAGAAACAGTGTTACCCAGTCGCTTATGCGGGCAAATTAAGCTGTCAGCCGTCTGTTTATGGTGCGACTTGTCTTGCTAGAAGATATGGGCTTAAAGACATTAATGCATCAGTTATTTATAAAGGAGATGTATTCAAGTACCACAAAGAGGATGCAAAGACAATTATTGATTGCCACGAACAGAGCTTTGAGAATATCGACAATGACAAGATTGTTGGTGCTTATGCAGTAGCAATTATGGGAAATGGTGAGAAGATTGCAGAAGTTATGACTATGGCACAGATAAAGACAGCTTGGAAACAGGGATACGGATATAAGGAGACCGGAAACGGAGTTCATCAGAAATTCGCAGACCAAATGGCTATGAAAACTGTTAAAAATAGACTTCTCAAAGCTATCAACAATACTCATAGCGGTTTTGGCAAAGAAGATGATTATGAGGAAATCAGCCACGATGAAATGCTTGAACAGGATGTTGCCTACGACATTGAGCAGAACGCAAACACAGTAGATTTTGACGAGGACAACATAATTGATGTGGAGCCGACCGACACAGCCGACAAGCAGTCAGAGGAGCTACCGCCATTCATGCAGAAGTGAGGAGGGCTGATATGAGAGTAATTTCACAGGCAGGAAAAACAGATGTTTCTTATGAAAACTTTGTTTTTTCAATATTAAATAGCAGTGGCGGGAATTATGGAATTGTTGCGGTTAAAAATGTCACAGAACCGCCGGAAGTGTTTCTGAACAGTCTTATTGCAACTTATTCCACCGAAGCAAAGGCAATTAAGGCTATGGAAATGCTAAGAGAAGCATATATCGGTATGCCTATCGTAATGCAGAATGTTGATATTTCAGACGATGTGGCAAAGGAATTTGAAAGATTAAAGAAATGTGGCATTATGGCGCAGGTAGAAAATCAGCCGCCAAAAGTAGATTTTATCAACAATGTTGTTTTTCAGTTCCCACAGGATGATGAAATCGAGGTGTGAGTATGAGATTAAAATGCTTAGGCTCATCGTCAGCCGGAAATTGTTATCTACTAACTTCCAACAGTGGAGAAACACTTATCCTTGATTGCGGAATACCGATTAAGGAAATCAAGAAAGGCTTAGATTGGAACATAAGGGGGATAAAGGGTGTGATTATAAGTCACACCCACCTCTAGACCATTCAAAGTCATTAAACGATTTTAAGGCTATGGAAATACCGATTTATGCACCATATTTGAAGATTGATTATATGTCAATGAATATGGGCGAATTTACAGTAAAACCCTTTGATTTAACAACAATAGACGGAAATTGGACACACACAAATGCAAACGGAACACCTTGTCCGATATTCGGCTTTCTGATTACACACAAGGAAATGGGGAGAATGCTTTATATAACCGATTGTGAACTAATCAAGTGGAAGTTTAAGGACATAAACCACATTCTCTTAGGTGTGAATTATGACAAGGATTTAATCGACAGGGATAACACAGGTAAAGCTAATCACGTTTTCAAAGGTCATTTATCCATTGACACAGCTTGTGATTTTGTTAAAGCGAATTATTCAGACAGCTTGCAGAATGTCATTATGTGCCATCTATCAAGTGAAAATTCTGATAGAGATAGTTTTATTGAGAAGATGAAAAAAGTTGCTTATGGGGCAAATGTAGATGTTGCGGAGCGTAATAAGGAATGGGTTTTAAGAAAAGGAGATGAATGTCCGTTTTGAGCAGATATACAAACATTATTTCAGGCGAAAAGTATATGACCGAACAGAACGCATTAAGACATTATATTTCCAAAGCTCACAAAGCACAAAAAAGACAGAATTTTGAGGAAATGTATTCTTTATACAGCGAAGCAACGAAGTATATCAATGTTGATTTTTGCTACAAATGTGTAAATGACGATTTTGGATATTGCGGTTTAAGACACAAGAAAACAACATGGGTAGAAAGATTTATGAAATATTGTTTTGATGGATTTATACGAGACATGGAACATAAATTAAAGTGCTTGCAGAATCCTAGCGAGCGTCCATTTTAGAAAGAAGATTATATGGCAAGAGTTTCTTTTGGGCAGATTGGAGGTGTGAATGAGAAACTTTTATAGCGGTATCAGTAATGATAAAACACAATTTTTGATAAATATGAATTGGTATAAGGACAATGATGTAGAGGCTTGTTTTAACCATAGTAAAATTTTTCACGGATTGCCTAAAAACTGCAGTATTGAAAAAAATGATTTTGAATTAGTATATTTAAAATTTGAATGGATTGGTAATACATATTACCCGCAAGAAAGCGATAAAAGTGAAGGACAACCAATTAGGGTATATAAAATCAAGATGTAAATAATAAATATATAATTCTGAAAAGAATACAGATTTGAGTTAGTAGAAAGTGAGGAAAAATAATGAATTTTGTAGCATTAATGGGCCGATTAACTAGAGACCCGGACATTAGATATACACAGGGTGAAAATGCAATGGCAATAGCGAGATTTACACTTGCCGTTGACAAGAATTTTAAGAAGAAAGACGATAAGGCGAATTTCATTAACTGCGTGGCTTTTGGCAAGATTGCTGAAACAGTAGAAAAGCACGTATTTAAAGGCTCAAAGATAGCAGTTATCGGTGAGTGGACTACAGGCAGTTACAAGAATAGAGACGGAAACACAGTCTACACTAACGATTGCAACATATCTAAGTTGGAGTTTTGCGACAGTAAAAATTCAAGTGGCAGCAGCGCAGAGCCACAGCCAAAACCCGATGATAGCTTTATGTCAATCCCTGATGGTATTGACGAGGAATTACCATTTAATTAAAGAGGTGGAAGTATGGATTTTGGCAATAGATGAGGCAATTGATATTGTAAAGAGAGGTGGAAACATTGAATTACCAGAACATAGCAAGAGTCAAGGCAATTGAACAGGAAAACAAAAAGCGACTATTGAAGCTGAATCCAAAGCTGAATGACAGGAGTGGGATTTACTTCCTACTCCGAGAAGATGAAAACGGATTTAAGTATGCGTATATCGGACAGGCAGTACATACGCTTAGCAGATTGGCAAGCCACCTTGTAGGCTACGAACAGCATATAGACCTTAGTTTACGCAAACACAAGCTGTACGACAAAGAGAAAAATCCTTATGGTTGGCGAGTTGAATTTCTGAATTTTCCCGAAAGTCAGCTTGACGAGAAAGAGAAGTATTACATTAAGCTATATGCTGATAAAGGGTATCAACTTAGAAATGTCAGTTTAGGCGGTCAAGGGGAAAATCGTGCTAGTGGTTCAATAGGCGAGAGAAAAGCGCCTAAGGGCTATCTGCAGGGCGTACAGCAAGGTAGAAAGAACCTCGCAAGGGAATTATCGCATATCATCGAAAAACACCTTGTTGTGACGATTAGAGAGGATAAACAGGGCAATAAGGTGTCACAGAAGCAACTAGATAAATTTATGGAGCTTATTAATGCAGATTCATATAAGGACGTTGAGTAAATGAAAAGAAAGGCGGCAATTATGGATAAATCACAATACTTAGAAGAAATAAAATCAACTACTGAGAATTGTTACAACATTGGATATAAGTGTGGATATGAAGCAGCGATAGAAAATTTGAAAAAAATCATTGCAAATATGCATGTTGATATATCTGCTAAGATGATTAACGATGAGTTATTAGACAAATTAAACAGCGTTGTGGAGAGGTAAGGCATGACCGCTTGTTTATTGAACCATAGTTCCTAAAAAATCAAGTATTTATGAGAAAGGAAAAAAGAAAATGAATGAAGAAATGATGTTTATAGCTTGTAATGTTCCAAAGTTTTTAGAGGAACAGATGAATAAAATGAAAGACACTCTTACAGGTGGTATGAACGAAGATAATCTTAAAGGTTTTGAGTATGCAGTAGATACTATGTTAAGTATTCTTAGGCAGACAATTCGTGCAGCCGAGATGGATGATGAGATTCTTGTGCATAGCGATAAAATCGCTGATGAGAATGAATTAGAAGAGTTTGATTTACATGATTTGTTAGAACTTTATGGTTGCAGAGTTGTGGCAAACTTACAGAAGAAAAGTGTTTAATGTTGTAAACTGAAATTTAGAAAGGATGCCAGTCTGGTAAGAGAAAAGAACAGGCAAAGTAAATAATTTTATCCAAAACTTAAAAGAAAAAGGCACTACCGAGATAACACTTGATATAACAACAACAGGCAAAGGAATTGTCTATACATTAATTTGGTAGATATCCTGAAATCAAAAGAGAATTTGATGTAAAGATAAATTAGGATTTATGGAGGTAGATATATGATTACGCAGATAGGATTTTTAAGAAAAGGAGATGTGTTCAGATTTGAGGGTGATATTTACAAAGTAGGACATTTGTTGGAGAGTACAAATGGGTATGTTTCCTGTATTGATGTTAATACAGGAAAGAAAAAAAGATTGCATATTGATGTTGATGTAGAAATTGAACAGGCAAACTGAAATTTGTTGAAAGGAGTAAAACAGAGTGAAGTTTTTAAGCAAGAAGAAATGTGATGAAATTCTGAAAAGAATTACTGCAAATGAAATTATTCAGGTAGAGTACGGACTACACGATATGGAAGCAGAAACAAAAGCGACGGAAAATAGAGCAGAAATAGCTTTTATTGTCGGTGGCATTAATGGAATGAACAAGGTGCAGAACACGTTGAGAAAAAGGTATAACAATATAAACAACGAGGGAAAAGATTAAAATACATCAACCGAAACTTGAAGAAAATAGGAGATTAAAAATGGCAGAACGTAGAATGTTTGCTAAGAAAATAACTGAAAGTGACGCTTTTCTCGATATGCCGAGCAGTACTCAAATGCTTTACTTTCACCTATCCATGAATGCTGATGACGACGGATTTGTTAATAATCCTAAGAAAATACAGCGAATGTGTGGCGCTTCCGATGATGATTTTAAACTATTGCTTGCAAAATCGTTTGTACTCTTATTTGAAAGCGGTGTAATTGTGATTAAGCATTGGAAAATGCACAATTACATACAGGCAGACAGATACAGACCTACTGATTATGTTGAAGAAAAATCAATGTTGGGATTAAAGAAAAATAAGGCATATACGCTTGATGTAAACAAAATGGATACAAAATGTATACAAGATGTATCCGTAGGTAAGGAAAGTATAGGTAAGGTAAGTATAGATAAGAATAGTATAGTTAAGGATAGTAAAGATAAGGATATAAAAGAAAAAGATATTGATAAATCAATATCTAAAAAGAAAACTGTTTACTACCCTGATGATGAAATGCTAGAGAGTGCTTTTCAGGAATATTTGACAATGAGAAAAAAAATCAAAAAGCCGATATGCACCGACATGGCATTACACCGGGCTATGAATACTATTGAGAGACTTTCAAAGGGCGATAACGATTTGGCTGTTAAAATTCTTAATCAGTCAGTAGACCATTGCTGGCAAGGGCTGTTTGCACTAAAGGATAACGAGCCACATTCAACTAACAAGGGTGCTATTGATTGGGATAACGTATGAGGTAGAGAAATGACAAGAGACGAGACAGTTAAGATTATCCGCATAATGTGTGATTGCTACCCCAATTACAAGCCGAGCAATTTATCAGAGACAGTAGATGTATGGAATATGATGTTGGAAGAATACAGCTACAGTCAAATATCTATGGCATTGAAAACTTACGTGCATTCCGATACAAGCGGATTTGCACCGAGCATAGGACAGCTAATCAACAAACTGCATGAGGTTCAATCCCCACAGGAGCTTAACGAAATGGAAGCATGGTTCCTTGTTAGTAGGGCACTGCGAAATGGCTATTATGGTGCAGTTGAAGAATTTAACAAGCTACCACCACTTGTACAAAAGGCTGTCGGGAGTCCTGATAATCTTAGGAACTGGGCACTGACGGACAGCAAGAGTATTGAAAACGTAGTACAGTCAAATTTTATGAGAACCTACAGGACAGTTGTTAATCGAGCAAAGGAATATCAAAAAATGCCAAAGGATATACAGGCATTGATTGAAAGCGCCAATAGAAGCTCGTATTCGGCTCAAATCGGCTCTAAAAATCAACAGATGATAAAATTATCGCTTGAAGATAATAAAAGCCAAAATAAGCCAATTAAAGGCATTCCAATGCCAAAAGAAATTAAAGAACGTATTGAGCAGATGAAAAGATAGGAGGAAGAGGTTTGTGCGCACAATTAAAGCCGGCTTTACTCCTAGCGAAAAATGATAAAAGACAAGTATTCAAGGCAAAGATATGAAGTACGAAAAGCCAGTAACCTTTGTGTGCTTTGTGGAAAACCACTTGATAGAGAAGGTGTGGTTTGCACGGCATGTAACAGCAAACGCACAGCATATGGCAGAGAGCTTTATAAAAAATTACAGGCAGTTGGTGTTTGCCCTAGATGTGGCAAGAACTTGCTGTATGGTGACGAAAAAAGCTGTATTGAGTGTAGGGCGAAATCAGCCGAATCCATGTCAAAGATACGTGCTAATGATGTTGAAAAATACAATGAGCGACAAAAAGCATGGCGAAAAGCGCGATACGAAAAAGACAAGAAAAATGGCATATGCACACGCTGTCGCAAAAGGAAAGCAGACCCGGGGCATACCACTTGCACATTTTGCCGGGAAACAATGAGAAGAGCACACGTTAAAATGCCTGAAAGAACCGGCAGATATGAACAAGGATTATGTTTCTTCTGCGATAATCCTGTAAAGCCCGGATATAAGGTCTGTGAAATGCACTATCAGAAGAACGTTAAGAATGCAACTTGCGAAAAGGCAAACTTGGCACGGCAGAAGATAAAAGAAAGGAGTCCACAATGGATTCCTTGAAAGATTTTTACGATTTTTACCGACCACTGCAAAGGAAATATGACTTGCGAATGTGCTACAAAACAAATAGCAAGGAAGCAAAAATAACTATCCGGTGGCGTGGTAAAGAGATTGTAAAAGTCACAGAAGAAACTACAGAAGCCTGTTTTATCAGGGCAAAACGAGAACTTGAAGAAAGAATGAAAAAATATGAGCAACAAACTGAAACCAAAGAAAAAGCACAAAGAGCCGGATTTTACATGGACAAAATCCGAAAAAGCTACGCTGAAAAACAGCAATAACCGCAGAAAACTCGTAAGGCGGTCTTTCACAGACTTTATGGACTCAGGCTACTATGTACTGTATTTACATCATGGATTTGGTAATAAGCGCATTGTAAGGCTTGAAAGAACCATAAATGAGTACCTTGACAGGGCACAGACTGAAAAAGAAATGAAAACCGAAACGCTTGCCGAACTTTTGAAAGTTAGATACGGCATTGATGCGCAGAAAGAGATTAATTTAATCCCAATGCAACAGTTGATTAGGATTTATCAGAGGAATAATCCGCTTACGATAAACGACACGAGACGGCTCTTAAGCGACACGGCATACAGCTACATGGTTTTAGTATGTACGGCACTTAAGCTGATGTTTAAATTGTCGGTTAGGGAAATTGAAGAGTTTATCGCAGAATTTAGGGATTTAATCGACACGTTGTATAAATTTAATCAATTCGGTCTCACATTACCAAAGGTGGCACAATGCCTTGCTGATGAAATTAATTACGTTGACGAAAGGTACATAAAGGTGATTGATTAATGACTTATGCATGGGATAACGACAGTACTCAAAATGCTCACATAAAGCAGATGAGAGACGATAAGGCATATGAGAGATTCAAACATATGCCGGATTATGGGAAAGGAGTATCAGACAATGACAAATAGAGAGAAATTCGCAGAAAAGATTTTAGATATTGCTTGCAGTGGTGACGGATTAGCAGTTAACAAAGCAACATTAGAGCCGATAGTGTGCAACAGCTTAGAGTGCAGAGATTGTTTATTCTATACTGAATGTTGCAAAGACGCAAGAAAAAAATGGGCAAATAGTGAATATGTTGAACCACCAATTGACTGGTCAAAAGTTGCAGTCGATACGCCAATACTGATAAGAGATAGCAGTTTTTCCGGGTGGGGTAAAAGATATTTTGCGAAATATGAGAATGGGATAGTTTATGCTTGGAGCAATGGAACAACATCGTGGAGTGGTGATAGGTGTACACCATGGAAACTAGCCAAACTTCCGGAAAGGAGCAGTAATGAATATTGATGAATTTATAGAACATACAAAAGAAAAAGCAAGAGAGCATAGATACCATGCGGATTTCTTTGAGAGTGATAATCCTATGAATACAGCTTGTGTTAAAAGCGCAGAAGATTGTGAGCAGTTAGCTGAATGGCTTGAACAGTTGAAAGAGTATAAGCAGTTAGAGGAGCAGGGCAGACTTATCAAGTTGCCTTGCAAAGATGTGTATTTCATTATTGATATAAACAATCCTAAGTATGCAATGGTTATGAAAAGACCTATAAGGGAGCTTGCAATATACGAGATTGAGGATATTGACAAGGAAAATCGCAAATATTTTTCTACAGAGGAAAAAGCAGAAGCAAAACTGAAAGAATTGAGAGGTGGAGAATAATGTGTAGTAGCAAACAAATAAAAGAGCTTGCGGAATGTAATGCTGTTTACGAGTTTGAAAAGACAGTAAATATGTATGGTAAGGAGTATATAAGATACTATTATAACAAATTGGCTGAATTGAATGGCAGTATTAATAGCACTTGCAACTGCCAGCACAACAGTAACCCAAGGGAGAATGAGCCTTGTTACACATTTGATTGCAGAACAGCAAAGATAAATAAAGCTAGGGTAAACAGCTTAGAAATAATCGCACGAATGCTAGATGATAAGCCTTATTATGAATTGAAGTACAGACAGGTTGGTAAAAAGGATTATTCTATCGGATATAGCTCTTACGATTTAAAGACTGTATTAGGTTACATTGATGAATATTTTGAAATTGTGGAAAGTGATAAACAGACTAATGCCGACAGGATAAGAAATATGTCAGATGAAGAGTTAGCGAGTGTGCTATTTAGTGGTTGTATTGATTCTATGGATTTGGAAGAGTGCCCTTATGTTAGTGAAAGTGAACTCGATAACAATAAAATTAGAAAAGTATGTAAAAAATGCACACTTGAATGGCTTCAATCAGAATCGGAATAGGAGAGAATATGGAAGATAGACATTTATTCAAGGCAAAGAAACTTGATAACGGAGAATGGGTACAAGGATATTATGTAAAAGGTTTAGATGTGTATGACAAAGAAGTTCATCTAATATTTGAACCTAACACAATGTTTTATTCTAGCGGAGAGACAGACGGATGGTACAAAGTAGACCCGACCACTATTTGCCAATGCACAGGCTTGAAAGACAAGCATGGCAAACTGATTTGGGAGAATGATATTGCTAGTTATTCCGATTTAATCACAAGAGATAAAAAAATAATTTGCATTGAATGGAACAAAATGAAAGCGTCATTTGTTAGAAAATATAGAAGTCCTATGGGTTTGCAATATCTTTATCTTGACGAATATATAGCAAGTAGAATGGAGGTTATCGGCAACATTTTTGACAATAAAGAGTTATTAGAAAGTGAGGAATAATATGAAAGAGAGTGAAGCAATAAGAGAAAAAAGAAAATTCGCAATCGAACTAAAGCAATTAGTCCATCAAAAATGTGTTGAAATCAATCACTATGTCAGCGGTTGCGACAGTCCGTTTAGTTATTTGCAGATTGCAGATACACAGGAAAGTTTGAAGGAGATTGAAAACACTTTGAATATTAAGGCTAAGGAGTGATGCAGAATGGCCAACATAACAACAGTAGTATACACTGCACTCATAGTATTCGGCATAATCGGTCTAGCAGAGGTAGCGTTTGCATGGTACGACATTTATGGGCGAGACAAGACCGATGATGAGATACAAGAGCAGTGGTGTAGTGAAAATATTAAACATTAATTAATTTATCAGAAAGGAATAGGTTGTGCGCACATAAAACCAAGGTTTCCTTTTGGGAAGAGGAAATGTTAGATTTTGGATATTACAACATGGACTGTGCGCAAGGAATGAAAGAATTTCCCGACAAGTATTTTGACCTTGCGATTGTAGACCCACCCTATGGGATTGGAGAAAATGGGAATAAAAACCATACAAGAAGCGGACTGGCGAAAGCAAATGATTACAAGGCTTTTAGTGGAATGGATTTAAAGCCACCAAGCGAAAAATACTTTGATGAACTTTTTAGAGTTTCAAAAAATCAAATTATATGGGGAGCAAATCATTTTATAAGCAAAATGCCGTTTGATAGTAGTTGTTGGATTGTTTGGGATAAAGATAATGGGGATAACGATTTTGCTGATTGTGAGCTTACATGGACTTCGTTCAGTACTGCAGTAAGGCGAATTAAATACAGGTGGTCTGGAATGCTTCAGCAAAACATGAAACTTAAAGAAAAACGCATACACCCAACGCAAAAGCCTGTAGCACTATATGAATGGTTATTAAGCAGATACGCAAAGCCTAATGACATTATACTTGATACTCATGTAGGTAGTGCGAGCAGTCTAATAGCTTGCTATAACACAAATCATAAATTTGTTGGGTTTGAGCTTGACGAATACTATTACAAGGTATCAAAGCAGAGGCTAGATACCGAAATGGCACAAATGAGATTAAGCGATTTTATGTAGAGGCGAAACAATGAAACACTACAAACCAATTAAATGTGTAGTCTGTAGCAAGACATTTGCACCAACCGCAGCTAACCAAAATACGTGTTGCGAAGCACATAGACAGCAGAGGGCTACGGAATTAAGAAAAATCAGAGAAAAGAAAAGACTCAAAAGAAAGCCTGTTAAGAAAAACAAACTTGCGGAAATCTGCGAGCTTGCTAAGAGTAAGGGCATGAGCTACGGACAATATATGGCAGAGCAGTATAAAAAGGAAGTGATGATTAAATGAATGAATGTTGTGGAAATTGCAAATATCATCAATACGAGGATATATCGCAAGGTTGGGTATGCTGTAACAAAGATAGCGAATATGTAGCCGATTGGACAGATTATACCGATAGTTGTGATGAATGGGAGAGCAGAGATGAAATGTAGAACTGTGAGTGACGCAGAGCCGATTGAAAGACAATGTGCATACGAGGACAACAAGCCGTGTAACAGCTCATGCCGATACTCAAATACTTGTATACACAGTGCAAGCAAAACCGAAGAATAGGAGACAGGCTTATGAAGTATTCAAAACTTACTAAGCCGGAACTTGAAGAAATTTTGAAAAATGCCAATTTCACCGATGAGGAAGCGGAAGTTTTTGAGTTGCTAGTTGCTGATAAAAGCCTTGAAGAGGTATCACAGAGACTATTAATCTCGAAAACGACCACTTCCCGGAGAGTGGCAACCATTAAGGAAAAGATAGAAAGGAGTCAGGCAATGATTAACAAAGTGCCAATATGGGAAAAAGTAACGTTGACGATTGATGAAGCTGCGGAATACAGTAACATCGGAGTGAACAAGCTCCGAGAAATAACAAACAACCCAAGGTGCCAATTTGTTATGTATGTCGGAAAGAGACGATTAATCAAGCGAAAAGAGTTTGAAAAGTATATCGCAGAGACGATAGAGATATAATCAAATGTGGACTTATGTAGCCTTATGTGATATTATAATAAATTGCATAAGGCTTTTTCCATAAGTGAAAGGAGCGAAAATTTAATATGGGAAAGGACTTGAAAGGTAAAGAACTAGGCAGAGGCATTAGTCAGAGAAAAGACAAGTACTATGTCGGCAGATACACGACAAGGAATGGAAAGCGAGTACAGAAATTATTTGCAAAACTACAAGAGTGTAAAAAGTGGCTTGCCGATGAGCAGTACACTGATGAGCACAGCAACCCCGACTTTCCGTCTGACATGTTGGTTGATGCATGGTTTGACTACTGGATAAGCGTTAAGAAGCGTACAGTAAGACCGAACACGCTAAGGAATTACACCGAGAGATACAAACGCAACATAAAGCCTGTTATCGGAAATAAGATACTGCGAGAGGTTAATACGCTTCACTGCCAAAAGATAATGACTAATATGGCTGACGAGGATTACAGGACAGCAACGATATATCAGACACGCATAGCGTTATACAACATGCTTGACTATGCATATCAAAGCGAGATTATCCCCAAAAATCCGTGCAACCGCATGGTAAAATCCGACATCGGTAAGGAGTCCTCAAAGAAAGAAGCATTGACGATTGAAAATCAGAAAAAATTCTGTGAAGCTATCAAAGGTACATCATATGAGTATCAATACAGATTTGCCTTGCAGACCGGACTAAGGACAGGCGAGCTTGTAGGGCTTAAATGGGAAGATGTAGACTTTAAAGCCAAAACAATTAAAATTGTCAGGAGCTTAGAGTACAGACATTCAACAGGCGAGTGGAGAGAGGGACCACCTAAGAGCAAATCGGGATATAGGACAATTCCACTCACTGATGAAGCCGTATCGCTATTGAAATTGCAGAAAGCCAAAAATGCTTCATTCAAATTTATTGACATTCAATGGAGAGACAGAGTGTTTTTGTGCAAGACCGGAGCACCGGTGAAAAACAGCACATATGATACCGGAATTTACAAAGCGTGTGACAGAGCGCAGATACCGAGATTTTCAATGCACGTATTAAGACACACATTCGCAACAAGATGTATCGAAGCCGGTATGGCACCCAAAACCTTGCAGACAATCCTGGGGCACTCGAACATAGGTATCACGATGAACCTTTACGTTCACACGACAGACGAGCAAAAGAACTTAGAAATGGACAGAGTAGCAGAAGCACTCAAAGTAATATAAAATAATCAAAAATATAGTATATCCAATTAAATTGGTACAGAATTGGTACATAAATCAAAAATAGAAAGGCAAAAATCCCTTAAACAATGGGTTTTTGAGTAGGTAAAATCAAAAATGAAATTAGG